TACTAGTAGGTGATACTGTTAAATAGTAATTCCAAGTCTCTACCTTCTTACGTATATCATCTATCTTTACACATTCATTAGCTCCATAAGTAGAAGCATTATCAATAACTATCAATGAATTAATAGCTAAAATCTAGGTCTTAGTAGGACATTCTGTCCCACTCTTACCTAGACTAAGCTTACTTAATATCATAGAATATGTTGCTATTTCATTACTCATGCTGCTTATTCTTTAAAGTTTCTATTTCAGCTTTAAGCTTTTCAATCTCATCTTTAAGCATCTTAACTCCTTCAATAGCTAATACACCTAACATCTCATACTCTACCTTCTTAACCTTAACATACTCTTCACCATCTTTAGTGAATGATTCAAACTGTTCAGGATTCTTTACTTCAGATTTAAGAGTATCACCTTCAGTTACTATATCTTCAAAACCTAATTCCTCTAAGTTCTATGCTATAGTACCTATTTGCTTCTAATCATTCATTATAAATGATACAGTAGGTATAGAGCATATCTAGTCTAAAGTATAATCTAATGGTTTAATATCTGATTTTAAACGAGCATCAGATTCTTTGAAGAAACCATTAGCTGCGTATATTTTTTCAGTAGATGAAATACCACCTAGCACATGTAGTTTTTGAGGTGGTGTAGTATTACCACCTATTACAACGCCTCCGCCATTACCACACATTATGATATTTTTGGTTCCATCCATATTTCTATGGTTCAAACATAGATTACCCTTATATGAATTTATTTCATTTGTGTGTTCTATATTTACACTACCCGCTGCTCTAATAATATCATCTCCAGCATATATAGCCTATTTAGGAGTTATAGTTACTGTTCTAGTAACCCCTGAAGTAGGCATAGCCGCATTGGTTATAGATTCTACCATATTACGAAGATCGCTATTATGATATGCATGAACTATAAAAGTCGCATCCTGTTGTGGCTATTTAAACCACAAATAGATACGGCTATCATAATTGAATACTTTTATATCTCCAAAGCTATATCCATTATTAACACCAGTAGCCTGTAATATTTTATTGTCAGGAGGATAGTTGTAGAACTATATTACTGTGTCAAATGGAACATTATAACCATAGTAAGAATTACCAAAAATTCTCACTGTAATCATAGCGGGACTACTAGCTGAATTTCTTAATCTCACTAAACATCCTTTATCGTAGTTATATACTATTTTTGGCGAATAACGTGAATCTAACTCATTAGCATAATTACCTTTATGAAGTAAGTTATAATGAGTACCTCCATAATAGAAAGTTGCTCCTTCATCTAAACTATCTACTCTACCTAATGATATACACGGATGAGTTGTCAGTTTATCATTATATAAGTATGCACCTAATGAATCCGTATACCCTACTTCTGCAGTTTGCGCTCCACTATTAACAAACTAAACATAACTAGAAACATCAGTTCCATGCAAAGTTAAAGGAGCTACTGATGAAGTTTGATTTATCGTCAATGCTCCAGTCATGGTATCACCAGCTTTCTTTACAAAAGCAGATGGACTGATACCACCAACTGTGTCAGCATTACCTGCATTAGCTGGTTTACCAACGCTTACAGTCTATGCACTACCTCCAGATGGGGTCACTGTGAAATTACCAGCAGAACCATTAGCAAATGTATAAGTAGTATTAGTATTCTATGCAGGTATACCTAATGCAGTTATATCAGCTTTAGTTACAGCAGTAACACTAGCTACATGACTAGTAGAATCAGTAGAGAACTTATAGAATCCAGATGCTTTACTAGGTGCAGAACCAGCAGGGTGTACATAGTTATTATAAGTAGCTCCTTTAGTTAACGTAAGAGTATCGCCACTAATAGATGCAGTAGTAACAGCATTACCAGAACCAGCTACAGTTACATTACCAACCTTCTTAGCTAATTCTGTATTCATAGTAGACTACAGATTGTTGATGTTAGTCTGTAACTGATTATCACCATCTTTTCTAGCTTGAATCTCTACATTCAAATCATTGATAATATCGTTTGAACTATTCTCAATAAGCTCTTCTATCCTATTTACCTCAGTAGTTACTCTATTATCTAGATTAGTAATTCTATTAGGTATATTAATGTCTAAGTTCTGCTTATCAGTTGCAGTCATTACACCAGCTGCAGATTGAGTAGCAGCAGGTATAGTCTATGACTTAGTAATAGGACTAGCATATGAATTACTAGCTGCAGATAAATCAGATTGCTTATAATTAATAGTTACACTAGTTGCATTTCTAGATGTTGCATCTAAGCCAGTAACTAGATTATTAGGTAGTGAATCAAGCTTATCACCAGGATTCTGTATACTACCAAATTCATTATATAAGTCATCCAATCTGCCTTTATCTATTGCAGACATAGCGCCTGCATTAGTAGTTGTAGCTGATGGTATATCTATGTTATCATCCTGTAATGGACCATAATTCAAACCATCTTTAGCTGCATACTTATAGTTAATCTTAACTAACTCACCAGTACTAGTAGTAGGAGTAAGATATGAAGTAAGTTTAGTAGGCATACTATTTAAAGCATCTCTATTAGCTTTACCTTTATCTCCAGGATACGCTGTACTAGGAGTTTCACCTAATGCTAAACTCTAACTAATCTCTAAGTATTGAGTACCAGTCCATCTATATGTTAAGTTAGTATCCTTAGATACATATATCTTACCAGTTTCACCAATCTGAGGGAATTGATCTTTAGTAGAGAACTCTAATACATCATCCACATAAGCTGGTAATTGAGCTGCAGGAACCTTACCAGTTGAGTCTAATTCAGCTAAACCACCAGGTTGGCCTTTAGTACTAATGAACGCTTTTAAACTATTAGTAATAGTAGTATCACCTGCTTTCCTATCTTCAATCTCTTTCTGTAAAGCATCTTCTAGTTTATCAGTAACTCCATCAAACTTATTCTCAAGTCTGTCTATCTCAGCTTCTCTATCTGCAATCTCTTTATCAATCTTATCATCAAGATCATCTATTCTATTACTTAGATTAGAGTCAGCTTCCTTTAGGTCTTCAATCTATCCAGGAATAGTAGTATTAAGTTCTACATAGTCTTCCTTACTCATAAGACCATCCATAGAAGCAGTAGCATTAGCTATACGAATATCCATATAGATATTGTTACCACTCTTGATAGTATTCCATGATACACAAGGAGTACTATTTTGTCTGAAAGTAATGCCGTTAGTTACTAAGTCATAAGTAGATGTATTAGTACCATCTTTAAACTTAATGTTAGTTAATGCTAAATTACCTATATATACATACTGACCATTATCTGTAAGTACTTTAGTACCATCTCCAGTAGTCTTAATAACTGTAGTAGTATATTGTTCTTTACTATAGTTTAATGAACCATCTACAGTAATAGTATCAAATACTACTTGAGATATATTATCTGTACCTTCTTCTTTAATAAAGTCAGGAGATTCAATGTATATAGTACCACCAACTATAGCTATTTCGGTTGCTAAGTCTAATCCATTTCTATTAGAATTAATAGTATAGATAAGCTTACCTTCCTCTATAGCTTGCTTTAATGCGTCATAATCTTCTTGACTTACTTTACCATCAACGATAGTAGGATCAAAGATATACATAGTCATATCTTTAAACTCTATCATTCGGATCTTACCATTTCTTTCACCATCTTGGAATGGAATCATTTCCTATCCTGTGACAGCAGTACGTTCTGAAGCTTGACTAATCTTTAAACCTTTAATTCTTGCTATCATTTTCAATCAAATTATTTTCTTTCTACCTTTCCAATAGTACTACGCCATTATCTTCCCACAACCAAGGATCTGCATCCTCTGTCAATAATGCTAATACATATGGGTCATATAAGCCTCTGAAGTAGCCATTACCGCAACCACACTTAATACAATAAGGTTTAAGCTTCATAGGTATATCACTATATAGCTATGGTTTAACCTAATGTAAGTATCTCTTGAGTATTTCAGAATCTATTGGAGTAGTAATATCAGATGTATTACTAAACTCCAATAAATCTGTTAACTCATTGTATACTATGGTTGCTACAACATCTCTATTGTTCCTAAGTATATTAGTTTTAAGTATAGAGTTTGTTTTACTATTTATATATTCTTTTGCTTTATCCATAGTAGTTCAATTAAGCTTCACCAACACAAATACCACCTACAAAACGTAAACCATTTTTAGTACCAGTCCATCCAATATATGTACCGCTAGAGTTAGTTACTGTAATCATACTTTTCATAATATTTATGTGAGTATTTACACCATCGGATACAGTCACTCCTAGTGGAGATATGTACGCTTTATTACCCTAAGAATCGTAAGCAGTTACAGAGATAGCGTCAGAGGCATCATCATCTAAAGCCTTTATTTCTACTCTAGATGAATCTATTCCTGTTGGGTTCTTTAGTACTATTGAAGAAGTAGTATTATCATAAGTAATAACTATATTATCCAGAGTGCTATTCTTTAATGAAAAACTACCACTATCAATTATAGCGTGGTTAGAACCAGTTTGTCCAATAGTAATAGCTCCCGTAGTATCTAACTTAAAATCTGTTACTGTAGAAGATCCTGCATAATGCTAGTAAGACATTCCTTCATCATTAACATAGAATTTAGGTATGCCCATATTAATACTCAGTCCATCTATACTAAGTTCAGCTCTTTTATTTGCTGCAGGATTGCTAGATGATACTACCTTTTGGAATGTAGCTCCATCTATATCTATAGTGGCAATACTACCATTACCTCCAGATACATTACCAGATTCTAATTGTATAGAAGTGTTAGAACTATCAGCTGCTAAGTGTATACCTCCAGCTCCAAAGTAAGCTTCACCATTCGCAAAGTCTAGCAAGAAGTTAGGTCTAAACGAGTTAGAAGTATTCATAGGATCTGAAGTATTAATCAAATGATACTCAGAACTATCACCACCACTAGCATTCTTACCTCTTTGTGAGAACATTAAGTTGTTATTGAATACAGCTCCACCTACTAATGAATTAGGTGCAATAAGTAAATCAGTATATATTGCTTCATAATTCTCTAATACAGTCCATGCACCAGATGTATCTGTAGCAGGTGATACATTATTCTATTGTGTACCAATCCAAGTCATAACTGACTTGAGGAAGTAATAATTACCATCACTGGTATCATATACATATGGAGCTTTCTCACCATCATTAATATACGGAGTACTAACACTATATATACCCATAGGATAAGCTATTGGCTATTTACCTACTGGATCAGGAGTAATAATACCACCCATAGGATTAGGTTTAGACCATGCTGACTCTAATTCGTCATCTATTATTCTGGCTTGAGTAAACCATATATAGTTATATTCATCTCCATTAGTAAGCTCAGGTACATCCATAGACCAACCTAAACTAGTAATATCTCTAGTCCATTTCATACTGTCATTATATGTACCAGTATAAGTAGTTTCTGTACCTTTACAGTATCTAACCTCATAACCTACTCCAGGAATACCAGATCCACCATTATCACCAGTCATACCAGTCATATAGTATGGATCTGCCCAGTCTGTTAATAGAGTGTTATCTATACCACTAACAGTAGCATACGTAGCCCATAGTACCTTACCATCGCTTAATGCAGGAGCTCCTGTACTCCAACCAGATGGGTATCTATTATCCATAGATGTATCAAGAGCAGGAGCAGTAGACCAGCTATTATTTCTAGCAAATCTAAACTCAGTATAGTTACCATCCGTACCTTGGACTTTACCTACATTAACCCATTCGCTACCATTCCATACCCACAAGAAACCATCAATAACCCAACCATCTCCTATCTCATTACCACTATCTGGAAGATCATCTGTAGAATCTAGGGTACCTTTAATAACAACTCCTTGACCTGTTATTTTTACTACAGCACCCCATTCTATTACTGTACCTGTTTCACCTTGAACTAACGCTATACATTTCCACCATATACCAGTAGACATATCAGGAGTAAGTACCCAACCATCACCAGGATTATATGGGTCATTGCTAGTAGGCTTTTCAGGTTGAGTAGAACTCTATTTGAATGCTTCTACTTGATAATTAAAGTTATTACCATCAAGACCAGGTACACCTGTAATTAAATAAGGACCTTGCCAACCTCTTTCATCCTCAGGTAAATTTTCATCTATTACTAACTAGTTGTCAAAAGTAACAAGAGCTTGAATACCCCATATAGCTTCTTTACCAGTAGCAGTAGGCATACCTACACCCCAGATACTACCAGGATTAATATTCAATCTATCTGGATCTCTAGGCTTAACATCACTACCAGATGTCTTAGTATACATTACTCTAAGATGATTACCATCTTGACCATTATCTCCATATTTAGCCCATAATGATGGGGAACTAAAGTTACCCCATTTATGAGTATCACCTTTATACTTTCTTTTACTAACCCATTCGTATTTAAACTCTTCGTTTACACCTTTAGGATCATCTGTCCAAGGTTGTTCACCAGGAGCTGATTGAGGTATATATTCATCCTGATCTGGATTATTATCTGTAATCTCTGCAGGAGAAGCAGGTAATTTAGTACGCTGATATATATACTCTACGCCATCACCATCTTTACCATTCACTCCCCATTTGGACCAAATAGTAGGGTCACTCCATTCACTCCAACTACCATCAGTTTGCAAGTTATGTGAACAAACCCATTCACATTGATACTATTCACTAATACCTGTAGGATGATCAGTCCAACCTTGTCTAATGGCTTCAGTTTGGCTATTACCTGTAGGTTTAGTAGGAGTAACTAAACTAGTTACAGTAAGCTTATATACAAACTCAATATTACTACCATCTGCACCATCATGTCCATCTGCTCCTGTAAGACGTACAGGTGTACTCCAAGGAACTACAATAGTGCCTTTACTAGAGAATGTAGCAGTAGACATCCACACATAACCATTAGGATTACTATCACTACCAGACCATCCTTCAGGATATGTAATAGTATTAGTATCGTAATCCCAGCTACCTCCTACAGGAGTATCGGGTCTTTGTATAGTTTTAGTAGATTTGTATGCTATTACTACTCTAGTGGTATCTCCGTCTATACCTGGTACACCATCAATACCATCCTTACCGTCTTTACCGTCTTTACCATCTTTACCGTCTTTACCTGCATCTCCTGTTCTACCTGCTGGTATACCAAATGAGAATAAGAACTTATCTTTATCTAAAGATACAGATGCAGTAGGTGTACTTGATTCATATACATCCTTAATTGCAGCTTTAAACTTAGAACTACCTATAACTATATCAGCTACAGATTCAAGCGGTAATTTATAGTTATTGTCTTTTTCTGCAGTAACAATGTATTCACTACCTGTAGCTTCAAGCTTCTCTTCTAAGTCCAATATCTTTACACCATCACATTTTTGTATCATATCTATTTATTTTATAATTTACAATAACCATTACTGCAATTTCCTGTACTGCAAGTATTATTAGAACAAGAGTAACAAATACCACTAAATAAAGTAGCAGAGTTACGCTCTTTCTCTAAGTGAAGACACTTATCGTTTTCTGTATTGAAACAATCACCTTTCTGAGTAAGAATAGCGTTGTTACAGCAAGTACTAGCTGCACATTTTGGTTTGATAGATATCTCAAGTAATCTACAGATATCTACATATAATTGTAAAGCATCACGATAGTAATCGGATGCTAAAGCATACTCAAGCAGCTATCTCTTAAAGACTACTAACATTATGTTCTGCATAGTCTGATCATCTAAACAAGTTGAGCAATGAGTATGTAATTTCCTAATCTCTGCCATATATACAATTGAAGGATTGTAGTATATACCATGAAAATGTATTTCTTCCTATTCCGTAAAACATCTCAAAGTAACATACTTCATATTCCAATCTAATTCTAGAATATCGTCATTAGTTACAGTTACATTATTTTCGGAATCTACTGTAATATTCTCAGAAAAGCTAATGTTATGTATAGGACTGTCTTCAAGTATGTTCTTTAAATTCCATACTTCATCTATATAAACTTCCTTACTATAGCTACTAAGGTCTACTTCAGTCTCTATCTTGAAGGTCAGTTTATCACCATCTATTTGTATATTTGTTAATTTGTCCATATATCAACAATAAAAAAAGTGGAGAGTGGAATATTCCACAACTCCACTTCTGTAGTTTGTAAAAGGAATCTTATCCCAAATTCAATCTCTCTAACGTGGATTAGGCAATTGTCTTACCAGCAATAAATGACTGAATACCTTTATCTACAATAGAATCAACTAAACTAGGACAATAAACTTCCGTAGTCAACGGAGTAGTCTTGATGTACTGATTATCATTGCTTAAGTACAGGTTATCGTTTTCGATGATAGCATAATCATATTCTGCATCTTCTACTACTTTACGAGCCTGTTCAACAATAGGATATGCACCAGTAAATACGTGACCTTTATAACCCATGTTACGTACTTCTGCATCACGTACTTGCTTCCAATAACCCTTACCAGGATTACCAGCAGTCTTAACAATCGTAGCACCTACAACTGCCTTAGGCTGATTAGCAAGCAATGCACCAGGAATAGTCTCATACAGAGAAGCTTCCATAGATACAACGCTATATTCATTCAGAGAATAAACACCTTCGTTATCATCCTTCGGCATAGCAGTCAAAGTCAGAACTGCAGCAGAAGCAGAAGCCTGTACTCTACGATTCTTGTGAGCGTTAATCTTCTTCAAGAAAGCGTCTACTAAATCTTTAGCTGTAGTAGTTTCAGCATATACTTCATAAGTATGAGTAAACTGCCAAGCAGCTTCATACATATCCTTATAAACAATACGCAAAACGTAACGATTGCCAGCAATAATAGTAGCGTTAGTTAAAGTGATTACAATCTTTTCTTCAACAGGAGCTACATATTTGCCAATTACTGCAGACGGTTTAGAAGCTTTCTGGATTTCAGTAGAGAAATCAATATTAGCTTTCTGTGCTACTGTACCATCAGGCATAGTAACATTCATCTTTTCACCTGCTACACCTACATACAGAGAGTTAGCATTCACTGCATCAGCAGCTCTCTTAATAAGAGCCTTATTCTCATCGAACAAAGCAACATCACCAACAGCTAAAGCATCTACTGTAGTGTAAGAAGCCGGAGCTCGTTTTCCAATCAGAACTGAGTGTACTGAAGTTATCATATTAAATGTTTGTTTTTAAATTAGACATTAGCGCTTAGTCTATTCGCTTACTTTCTACTTTCATTATTTCAGATTTCCACGTTGGTAAGCGCCTTAATTATTCGTCCTAAGATTTCTTAGAACTAGTATTAGGTATAGTTTGCACTATCATTTGAACTGCTAGATCTACTATATCCTAATGAGTGTTTTCTGGAAGATCTGTATATTCTTTAGTAAGATCACTTACATTACCCAGATCTTTTGCTTTTCTTAAGTAAGTAAGTTCATAAGAACTTATATCGTACTTACCATCAGTATATAATACAATTTTATTGTCAGTATATACTCTAATAGGTTTTGCTTGATTATAACGCAATTTATGATCTGATAGGCTATTACTTAGTCTAGAGCTTACTGTCTCTATTGTAGCCTCTATTACATCAGACTCATGAGTAATTAAGTTATTACATTTATTATCCTTTATACTTATGTATACATTTTCACCAAGTGCAAACATATAATCTTCAGGATAACTGGCTTCCCATTTGTTACCTAACTTACTAAAATTATAAGTAGTATAATCTTTAGTATTTACTAAAGTACGTATGTTATCAGTAATCTCTTGGTTTCTCTAGAACACTCTAAAGTTCTGTTTAACATATTCGTCTTTAGCTTTATTTATAAAATGAAACAAAGTATCTGAAGGAAACTTGATGGTTTCATTGTAATTAGGTATGATATTGTTCAGCTGCCTCTCTACATTTATTTGAAAATCTCTTTCACACATAATTATTCAGATACTTGGTTTAACTAAAACTTAGAAGATTGTCTTTGAGATTCTATATTCTCTAAAGCAATTACTACTGCTCTATTAATAATCTCATACATAACATCTTCAGGAAAGTCTAACTCTTGTTCAGGTTTAGTATAATCAAACTTAGTTGGTTTCTTAACATAAGTAAGATCTACTCTATAGAACTCTATATTATCTTCTACTCTTGGAGCATACATAGGATCCTGCATTAAAACAGGATCTACATATACTAAGAGTTTATCGTTTTCTAAAGTAGCTACTGGATTCTCTACCCAAGGTATATTATTATAAGTCTGCTTAAAAGGCTTTACTAATTCATGACTAGTAAGTACACAGTTAGTCTAGAATTGTCCATACTTAAGTAACACACTAAGTATAGTCATTCTATTATCTTCATCATGAACATCTTCTAATGCATACTCATTATAGTCTGTATGTACAGCATGAAGGTTAACATCTGTAGCTATTAACTTCTCTATTTCAGATAAGTTAGATACAGAACCTTCCAAACCTACTCTTAATGCATTGTTACCAGTAATCTTATTACTTAAGATTTCTAGCTGTGCTTGATTAAGAAATAAGTCTACTTCCTCGTCTAAAAATGCCGGGCATCCACCATAAGCAATACCTTCAGCGTTCTTATCTAGAACTACCTTGAAAATTATATGAGAATCTTTATTAGTCATTACTTAGATTTAATTTCATTAAGTATTGCTAATTTAATGTCTTGATTCTTCTTATCCTTAAGATAGGCAATTACATCTTCAAGACCATTACCAATTAAATCAGTACCAAAGTAATATTGAGCACGATTCTTTCTAATAATGTTTTTAGCAATAGCTTCTTCAATTACGAAGTTAATTTCTTTATTTGGGTTATTTACCCATTTCATCAAGAACTTAGAAGGATCAGCTTCAATAAATTCTGACAGTTTAGCTTCAGCAACTTCATTAGACATAGAGTCTGATTTCATACCATAGAGACGTAAACACTTACGCATTTCTTCAGTAGACATCTTATCCATTTCTCTATAAGCCTCACGTTTTACTTTATTGAACTTATTCTGTTCTTCTGCTTCACTATCCTTATTAATCATAACATAATCGGTACTAGGCTTAATATTATTAAGACCATTAGCTACTCTCTTATGATTCTTAAGGAATAAATATTTTAATTCATCCTCAGGTCTATTAGTATCAAGTATCAAATCCTTTTTGCCAATCTTAATTGCAAAAGTATCCCAGAATGTACTACTAGGTGATAACTATCCTTCAGGATAACCAATTTCTTTTTCTAACCTGGTTGCATCATCTACAGTCAAACCAGTATATAAATTACCAGATCTAGTCCAGTAAGAGCTTACATAATCAAAGCATGTAGGCCATTTAGTAATCCCAGTCCAGGGATTAGTTTTAATTATTCTAACGATTACTTCCATAATTATTAATTAGATTGTTCAGTTAGTTGTTCTTTATATTTCCAGATATATTTGGCGTTATTCCAAGCACGTTTATTATTTGGGTCTATTGGGTTTTGTAATTGTCTTTGTATACCTCTTCTATCACAACCAGATTCTCTAGATGCTTCAACAATAGAAACATACTCCTTAATTATATTGCCATCTTTATCATATTGATTTATAGCTTTAGCTACTTTTAAACCATTTTCAATGGCGATACTCTTTTGTTTTTCAGTTACCTTTCTATTCTTTCTAGATTCTAAATCAGCTTTTCTACAAGCTTCTGATATAGTAGGCTTCCAATCAGGGTCTTTGGCAAATAAACTAGTCGGAACTGTTTCAGGTACATCGGAGTAATCTTCTTTATAAACCCAAATGTAAGGGTTTACTTTAGAACCTATCACATTTCTACCCTTTAACGCGTTAGATAGAGTTGTGACATGTATTCCTGTTAATCTAGACGCTTCGTTTACACCACGATACTCTGATATAAATTTACCGTCTTTAGTGTATTGTAGCACTGGTTTTCTTCTAGAAGAACCAATATTTCCAGAATTACGATAAGCTTCTCTTGCTTCTGTAATTATTTTTCCAGCTTCAGATAGCTTAAGTCTAGTAGCTTCAGTAACTTCTCTGCCGATAGTTTTTTGACGGATCTTTTCTTTAGTTTCTTCAGTATGACATCTACCAAAAGTTCCGTCTCCGCCTTCTGTCATATTATAACCATACTCATCTTGCAATGATTTATATTCGGAAATATAATATTGTTCTTTCTCTGTGAGTTCTTCCCAACTATTGCAGAAATCTATAAGTTCTATTGAGAAGTTCTCTTTTCCATATTTTCTTATGGCATTATGTAACTTGAAGGGGCATCCGTGCTCGGCACTATAGATGTGTTCTTTCCACCGAGCACTTATACCTTTACTTGTGATACCTATATATACTTTATTATTAACCTTGTTTGTTATTTTATAAACATCATATGAACGCATCATAATATATAATATTTTTTGTTATATATTATATAACGTTAACCATACCGCAAGGTTCCTAATAATTGTATAAAAAAGTTAGTTTATCACTCTGCTTCCATGATTAGTTCCCCACACGCACGTGGATCCCTTAACATTATGCCCATTTCTCCTAAGAAGAATACGGTATAACCGTCCTTACCATTAGATCTCAGAGTATTAATAGACTTACCATAACCAGACGGAAGAACTGCACCACCAGTAGTCCAAGTTACGAATTCACGATCCTTACGAACTACCTTAACGATATTAGCTTCACCATCACGTCTACCCAGATCCAGGAATGTCATACGATATGATTCCAGCGGTTTCAAAGTAACCGGATGTAACTTACGATTGTAAGTAATATCGTCATACAGCGGGAAATACTTCAGAGTTAACTCGATGCCATTAGTCATCTTATAGGTCTTAAACTGACCACCAAAGGTAAGGCTATCACCTGAACCAGTTACAAATACTGTATCAATCAAGTTCATGTTAACTACCTTTTCTTTCAAGATACGATCGAATTCACGAATACCCATTTCACCAGTCAAAGCAACAAATTTACGTTCGTTAGTACCAAGTACATTGTAAGACAGGTCAAATAAGAAGTCTTCCAACAGTTCTGCAGTCAGACGAGTATAGTAACGTCTATTAGACGGAGCAATCTGTTCCAACAGACCAGCACCGATAAATACCGGACGACCATTAGTACCCTTCAAGTTGCAAGAACCATCCTTGTTTACATTAGACTTCATGTAAACCAACATACGTTCACATCTCTTATACCATTCACGCAATGCAACCCATTCCTGATAATCTGCCCACAGGTAAGATTTCTTACCAGTCTTAGGATCCTGGAGTGCAATAGCCATTACTGTAGAATAAGCTGAACCAGTAATATCATAGTTGATACGAATTGTAGTTAAATAATTACGCATCTTGAAATGAGTATTATAGTTCAGGATATCACCTTCTTCACTGTATTCTTCAACAGCAGAAGCCAAACGAGATACTTGACAACCCGGTTTCAGAAGATCAGCAGGGATATAAGAAGTAGGTTGACCATCAGCTACGAAGCAAGTGTAAACCCAAAGGTTACCATCTTGATACGGAGCACCTGATACACGTACCTGGAATTCCTTATCATCGAATTCAAGTACTGCAGTAGGACCAAACCAGTTATCTTCCAACCACAACATAATCGGAGTATTGCCAAGACCCGGAGTAGATTTATCAGTAATAGCAGCGCCATTCCATTTTGCATCTCTAATTGTAACTGCTCTATCGGCATCAATCATTACATTCCACTCCCAGCTCGGTTGATCAATGGTCATTACATTGCCAAGACCACCAGTAAGCATATCCAAAGAAGTGTTGTAACCATTATCCTTAGTTCCGAATACATAAGACAACACGGTAGCAACCTGATATGGATTCTATTGAGAAGCCGCAGAAATCTTAGCGGTATCAATCAAATCACTGAACCATTTACCTTTGTATAAAACTAAGTTATTTAGAATATTATTATCCATAAAATACTAGTAATTTTAATTTTTATTAGTTAATATTAATCTGCACGTAATCTTCGCGCAAAAGAATTCCACATAGACTCGGTGCTAGTGTTATCCTGTTTTTTAGTCTTTCTACTTACTCCAGTTCTATTAAGACTATTCTTGAACTTATTAATAGCTGCATTCTATCCTTTTACTTCTGCAGCTTTAACTAGGGTATCACCCTTCATAGTAAAGTAGGCTGACTCAATTAAGTTTTTTACGCTCTTAGACCAATCTTTTTGAAATTTAGTCATACCATCAGAGGTGGGCTTGAATATATATTCTAATAGTGTCTGTTTATCCTTTTCAGGAATTTTAACACCGCGAATATTATCCATGCCCTTTATTTCGTTGACAACGGTATCAAAGTACTCCTGTTGGCGTTGAGCTGCAAGCTTGGCAGCATTTTCTTGGTCTTTCAATAGCTGTTGTTTCTTATTCTCTCTTATGTCCTTAAGGGCTTCAGCAGCATCTTGAGACTCATCTTCAAGAATACCGGCTTCCTCATATTTAGTAAGTTTCTTTTCAATCTATTTAGCATTAAAACCCTTTTCTTTAAGGAATTCTTTCAATACTAACTTCTGATTACTTTCATCTTCGAGATCGATATCATCAAGATCAATTTCATTGTCAATTGAGAAGTAATCTCTCAAATTACCACCATTCTTAACAAACTTATCAAGTTGCTCAACTTCTTCACTAGCATACTGTGGTACTGAGTTTTCTTTAATTACTTCATCAAAGTAATCAATCAGATCTTCTACCGTTTTAGGCTTTTCATCTTCTTCAATATCTTCCCAGCCTAATTTCTCAGAAAGAGAGTCAAAGAAACCAATGACGATATCACTTTCACTGTTATCGCTAGATAAATTATCATCCAAAGTATCGTCCAAATTGTCATCATCGTTATCGTCGGTATTAGGTTCATTATTCTTTACTTGTTTAGTTGCTTTATTCTTTTTAGTAGTTTTAGACTCATCCTATTCTTCTACTTCATCTTCTTCCTCTTCAGGTTCTGTTTTAGTAGTCTTACGGATGTCTTCAAGCTCTTCTTCACTAAGCTCTTCACCTACACCTTCTATATCAATCTTAGTATCTTCCTCTTCCTCTACAGTAGTTACTGTCTTATTCTTTACACTTGCACCTGGCATAAGGTCTTCAAATACCTCAAAACCGTTTAATGTAATATTATCCATAATTATATATAATTAGATTTATTGTTTGTTTTCTTTATTATTAAAGTAAGTATTAATACCTAATGTGGCAGTGCCAAGCAATGGGATGGTATTAAACCACTTAGTATAGGTTTTAATGTTTTTATGCTGTTTAGACATTTTCTTTATAGGATCACTATCAGGCATTTTGTCTAAGTATTTCTTAAGTAAAGCTGAAGATACTGGTTCATCTAAATTCTATATTTCCCCATTCTACTTAAGTATAGTCCTTAACTGATTCATATAAGCTTTCTATTCTGTACCTTTTCTGTAATAGTCAGTAGCGTCTGTCTATTTTAGTGAATTCTCTAACTACTTTAACATATTAATATCTTCTAGAACTCTATTTCTAGAATTAGCTATATCTGATAAATAATCTCTTTTCTTACTAATATTACCTAGAGCCTGATTTATTAAACTTTGTTCAGTTCTATTTACAGTAGGAATGTACCTAGCAGCAGCTTTTACATTTCTTAAACCACTAGGAACAAAAGGTAATACTGTAAGAGCGGCTAGTCCAGCACCTAACCAATCTCTATTCTTTACAGCATTATAAGTATCTCTAGCTGATATAGCATCACCAATAGGAGTCATATTAGCAGCATCTTCAATACTAAATACAGGTTTTAAACCTTCTTCTAAAGGTCTACCACTACTACTTCTACCTGTAGCTTGATAGAATCTTTCCTTCTCAGGATCACCTGTCTGACCACCATCCTAAAATGCTTTTACCTTCCATCCTGGATCTGCCTAGTTTAGGTATTTCTATGTATTACGTATATCTTGTTTATACCCGGCATGAAATATCTTATTATTATAATCCCACCATCCACCGGTTATTCCTTCAGGATTATATTGAGATTTTTTACCACTATACATACTCTCTTTACTGAAAGTAGGATGATAAACTGTCTTATAAGTATCCTCAAAGTGTCCTTTCTAAATGTTATAATTAGGATTATCTTCATACATCTACTTATAGTTATAAGTATTATCATTCAGCATTTCTGTTAAAATAAGATCTTCGTTTTCACCCCATTCTTTAGCTTTAACTTTAGCAAGATCTTCCATAAACTCTATATAGCCTTTACCGGGATTATTCTCCCGGTAAGACTTTAGGTTTTGCATTCTCTATTTAAATGCTTGTTTATCCATAATCTTTCAATTATTTCTTTCCGCCTTTTCCACCTTTGGATTTCTTTCCGCCCTTGCAAGCCATAATTAATTCCTCCTATTATTTAATTGTTTTAAGATATTGTTTCCAATTCTTCTTATTAGCCTTATAAGTCTTCTTTCTGTCCTTAATTTTGTACTTATCAAGATCCTCAGGCTTGCGTGTTTTCAGATAATCAAAGTTATCATCATTAGCATAAGCTTCCATCTCATAAGGAACAGTATAGTAAGCACTAGATGCAGGGTAGATGATTGGGTTACCTTTAATCCATTCCCACACATAAGACCAATAATAACTTATCCATCTCTTTTTATCTTTAGCTTCATAAAGATGAATATTTTCGTGATTCCAAGTAGTAGGTTTAATCTGAGATTCAGGTTTTCTACTTAACAAGTAACCACACCAGCTCATTGCAGAATAACCACTAAATGGATAATGATCCATATGCTTATACTCTACTTTATCTGCTTTTACTTTAGTAAATAGTTGTTTAACTATCCACCATGTTTCTTTAAACCAATTCATAATTATTTACTCTTTTTAGCTTCTGCGTTTGTCTTATTCTTAAGTGCTGTCTTAGCTTTTAATCTTTCTCTCTCCATTGCTGCTTTATCTTTAGCTGCTTGCAACTTCATTTCATGATCCATTCTTTCTCTTTCAAGCTGATTCTTCTTATCTTCTATCTCTTTTTTCATTTTCTGCTCTCTAATCTTAGCATTAAATTCAAATTGTTTAGAAGCTTCATCAGATGCTTGCTTACGTTCAGCTAAAGCTTGTTGAGCTATTTCCATAGTATCAGGTATGTTATTCTGATTCTAATCCTGATTCTCTAATCCTCTATAAGCATTAAGTTGAGCTACAGTAATCTTAGTAGCATTATCTTGATCTATCTTATATTTCTCAAGATCCATTTCTGCTTCTTTAATCATAAGCTCCTCTTCCTTAATCTCATTTTGCATTTGAATAGCTTGCTGTTCGCGTTCTGCTTGAGCCTACTCCATAGCCTGTTGCTGTTCCATACGTTTCTGCTCAATCTCCTCTAATCTAGACTTAATCATACTAATATTATCCATAGTAATGATTTCGGCTATATCGAGTAAGCTAGCTCCGTTCTGCATAGCGGGTTGCATTAACTGCTTAAGTGTTTCTATATACTGTTGATTCTTAGTAGTATCTTCTATAAAGATATCAAAATCCTCATAAAGCATATCATCTGATAGCGTTAAGAATGCTCTAGTAGCATCATCTAATATATATTGTAGATGAGTTTTACTACTATCTTTCCAAGCCCATCTAGCAGTATTAAGTAGCATAGTTAAGCATTCTCTCTTTACCTAATTGTGTGTCCAGAACCAAGGTTCAGTAATATGAGCTGATTGTACTACAGATCGTTCTACATTACCTACTAATTCATTAGATGAAATAGAACCTTCTCTTTGCTTACTAACCCCAGATATTTCAGCTAACATGCTTTCAATTTTATCCATGAGGTTAATATACTAATCAATAGTATTAGCCATAGTAAGATCTAACGCTGTAATCTAATTAAATTGACTAGGCTTACCTCCTTCTCTACCAGGTATATCCCATCCTTCTTCATACGGATTAATAAAGTTTACACCAAGAGCAGATAAATAATGCATCCATTTAGATACATCTATATTCATAGATTTTGGTATCTAAGTAATATCCATATTTACTACTTTACCTTTATCTCTAGCCATAGCAAGCTCAAGTCTATACCATAGTACAATATACATATACTGTAATGGTTTCATCATGCTAACTAAACTGCGAGGTCTACTGTTTGTATTATTATATACTACTCCAGTATAAGGTAATCTTTGAGAGTTAGGATTATCAGATGAAGTATATTGATATTCTAATGGTTGTATTCCTATATATAAGTCTTCTCCAGCTCTATAGCCTTCCCATACTTCTGTAATCCATTTCCATTCCACATTAAGCTCCATTCCGGTTTCCTTATAGCTTTCGTCTACTTGATACTCCTTAGGTTCTCCTAATTCAGGATCAATTATAGTAACAAAACCTATTTTCTTGAATGATTTCCAACAGCAGTGCCATACCTTTACACTATTAGTACTATCAAATGGATTACTGCTGAACCCGTTAATAGTATGAGTCTTAATATGAGTGTAATCTAAAGATGTCTTTCTTACTTCGGGATTTATACCACCCTTAGAAGCCTAATCCATCATCTCCAACAGCTAGTTTAACTACTTCTCAGACATCTTATCGTATAATCTATCATATAGTTCAGTTACAGACATATTCATTTCATAACAGCACCATTCTGCGTCATGAATGAATTCTAAGTCAGACGTTTCAGTATCATAATCAAAGTAGATAGGATTAACGCGTTCTAAACACGGCTCCCCATTTAATATACCTATGTAATATATTTCCTCACCACCAACTAAAGCATCCTTCCAACCTTTAAAGAATTCATGAGTAATATTTAACTTATTCTTTAAGTAATTAAGACTATGGTATGCAGTTATCTCTGCTATATCTTTATAGTCTTTACTCATATACTTCTGTATCTATTGAGGTGTCATTATTTCACCATTCTGTAAAGCTTCCTGATACCTAGCTTGTTCCTCAGGACCTAGTTTGCTCATTATAGTAGCCTATATATAATCTATCAAAAGCTACTTAGCTCTGTCCTACATTTCACTAGCTGCTATATCACTAGTACGTACTACTTTAAAATTAAATGGTCTTTTAGTTTCTTCACCTAATAATAAATCTATTTTAGGCTTAATTATATTATAGTCCTAAGCCATTGCAGGGAAACCATCCTGCTGCTTGAAAGGATTAGTAACATATTTTAGATCTTTTTCATTGTATATGCTATTATAAAGATCATAATATGTTTGCATTTCCTCTCTGCGAGTTCTATTATTACCATTTCTAGAACCTCCCATGCTACGACCTATAACATAGTCTATACAACTTTCTTGCCAGTCTTTTGTCTTCTTAGACATAGGAAGTTTCTATATTGGCATTTGATTAATATTATTCATAATTAAAACATATATGCTTCGATGTTATCTATAGCTTCGTCGTCACGAAACCATTCCTGAGTAAATATAGGGCCTTCAAACAGTACCCTATTTCTATTCTCTTTTTTAATCTCTTTTACTTTAACGTTATATAGCTATTCTCTATATATCATTACTTGGGTCAACGCCATTACACGGTCTACGTTAACTACATCATTTGCAGCTATAAGTTCCTCTAATAGCGGTTCCGACATAATATTGTATAAGTTCTTCTTACCATCGGCATTAATATCGTTAAGCCAGTCTTTTATTAGACCCCATCCCCACTGCTTAATCTATTTATTCATATGGCAGCCCTTCTTTCTATTTACTTTAGAATTACTTACTATATCGTTGATTATATCCGGTTGATCAGCAAGTAAGTAGTCACAATGCTTATTAGTAAAGTAAACAAATATACCCTTATTTTGATTCTCATACATAGCTCTAGCATTGTAGTATATAAGCAACTTACGCACATTTTCGTAGAAATCTTCTGCTGATTTAGGTCTACCAGTATACTCCGCTACTATGATATCTGAGTACTACTCTATAGACTATACTCTTTTATATATGAAACAAGAACCTAATGATGTAGTACTTGATTCATCATAATCATATGAGTCTATACCTGCAATATATAAACCAGCGCTAGCTTCTTTATTAGGATGCTCCCATATTACTATAGATCCAGTAGGGTCATCACCTTGACGCAATGGGTATCTAGTTATATCTCCTGTTTTCTTAATAACCCATTTTAAGCTGCCGTCCGGTTCCCATACCAAATCTCCAATCTGTTTATGATTCTGCAGTTTCTTATTAGTTCTGAGTAAAGATAACTATTCTTGTAATTCCTTTTTCGGGAATATATTGCCATTAAATTCAAGACATGCTTCAGATGGAGTCAAACAGTGTTCTGCTACATATCTGTCTATAGTATTATTACTAGTAGCATTTTCAATTACTTTGCGTCTTTCTTCTAGTATAAATTCTAATGATTTTTTACGCACAGTATTACCATCAGAATCCATATATATTCTGTTTCCTTCAGCATCTCTAAAGTCTAAATTAGTATACTAAGGTATAAAGAAACCGCACTCTTTAGTGGCTGCAGACTCATCCCATATGTTCTTAAAGCTCAAACAATTATAACCATCAGGATTATAAAACATATCCTTTAATGTCTCAAAATGGGAATTATGCGTAATTATACCATTAACTAAATAAGTGTGTGATAAACCTGCTGATATGTTGTATACTGTTTTATGCCCAACATTTTCTATATCGACTATTTTTTCATAATAGAATCCTCTATCTTTCTATAGTGATCTTCTATTAGAATAATACTCAGCAGCTTTTTCCAATCTATCCTACTTATATTTTACTATAAATTTTATATTATTTCTAAAATTTATTATGCTGTTCTTATCGTGAATATCTAACGAATAATATACACTTTTATCATTGCTTACAATACTATTCTTTGATCGTTTATGGTTTACTTTATAAATATACCCACGTATACCAAATTTCTATAATAGTATTAGGACCTATTCCAATAGTTGTCTACTACTCTACGTTAAATTTATTATAGTAGAATAAGTATTTCTTGTTTTAGAATAAGTTGTAGATACACAACCGTCTGTATCGTATAGACCACCTAATAATTCCGTAATAGTCTCTTTGTTGCAAGAATTTATTATATCTGGTAATCTCTTATTTTGCTTGGTCTAATTGTTTATTTTTAGAGCGTTTATGTCATATTTAGCTTTTTTTACTAACAGTTGCTCTAATATTTTATCTTCTTTTGTGTGAGAATATTTAATTACAGAACATGGATATAGATTCTTGATGTAGTCTTTTATTTCGTTATCACATGAAGTTAATCTTACAGAAGATTTATCTTTGTAAGAACCGTCTCCTATAAATATACCTATAGCTCTAGCGTTATTAATACTATTGCTACCAAAATACGGTATGTTTTTGCTTATTGCAACGTAGTTCCCTACGTTTAATTCATTTGCGTTGTGCCAACCAAATTTTAAACAATCATTATAATCTTTGCAATTACTACTGTAAATAGGATGATCTATACTACATTCAATTGTTCTTCCAGAATTTGTTACCAATTTCACGCACTCTTTTCTTGTGGGTATATTTATAAACTTAACCGGTTCTTCTGTTAATACTTTATTGTTAATATCGTAACCTATAAGTTTATCGGACTTTGTTAAATCTTTTATGGAAATTTGTCTACCGTCTGCCGTATACACAAGATTATCTTCTGTTATACACCCTTCATCGCCGCCCGTTCCAAATGCAACCATAGTACCGAATGCAACCCCATCTTGTTCTACCGATGGTCTAGCGATTTGCCATGCTGCGCCTAATTCGGAAAATGAACCTGCCTCTTCAAATATAATCAATTTGCCAGCTTTACCACGAACTACATCTGGATTATCCTTTAGAGTAACGCCTATAATTTCTGATTTATAACCTAATTCTATCTAGTTACCATACTCATCCTTAGTAAAGAATCCAGCTCGTTTGCGCATCTGCGTATTTACAGATCTTTTCTTACCCCAAGCGGTATTCTTATCTATGAAGTCCATATAGTCCCAAGCTTTAGTAAGAATACCATCTTCTGTCAAATACTATTTATTACTAGCATATATATATGTTTTACTTCCTGGTATCAAATAATAATTACGACAGGCCATTGCTGCATTTTTATATGAGTACCCTTTACGCCTACTTTTTAATGCGCATAGATGTTTACCTTCATCTTCAGCTTCCTACATAGCCTAGAAAAAGTAATAATCGTAATCATAGAAGTCCGGAAACTATAACTCTCTGGTCTTTTTTACTTTTTTATTTTCTAATACAGTATAAACGATTCTTTGAATAGGGCAATAGTTTAAATAAAAATAGTTATACCCACTAATGAAATCTCCATCATCAGCAGTATAACCATCTACGCATCTTTTACTTTCCTCATCCCAGAACTTAAAATATTCTGAAGTACCTTCCGGGTATACGCAATAAGAACCAGTAGCTATAAACTATAGTGCTGGTCCTCTAAATTTATTACTATTTACTATCTTCTTATTAAAGTCTACCATATTGTATATTTAAAAGGGGCGCGTTTCACAACGAACCCCTTTCCGAAAATGGGAAAAAATTATTTTTTAGAAATAGGGAGATTTCTGTAGCTGCAACCTAGTTTCTTAAGCTAGGGATTCATACGTCTTATATTTAGTACTCCCCACCTGGGCTAACATTACCCCAGACTACCTGTTCACGATAACTACCTATCCAACAAGTTTCCTTCTGCTATTATAGTTTCAAAGGACTAGTATTTTAATTGGTAGCCCCACTACGACTCGAACGCAGACTAAGAGGGTTAGAGCCTCCTGTGCTAACCATTACACCATAGGGCAATAACACGTGGATATTCTTACCCTCCACGTAAGGGTTCTGATGGTTTAGAACCAAGATTTAATTCTTTGCCATAATGACTTCTTTACAGGTTTGTTCAAATATTCAGAAGCTTCTTCAATCTGTCTAAATACTTCTTCTGTATCCTTAGTCAAATCTATAGTAATCGTAAATTTCTTATTCATAATATTTTCATTTATACACTATAACGTGTTGTTATTATTTAGTTATATTTTAATGTATTATTTCGCCAACTCATATGGATTTACTTTAGCGTCTCCTTTAACTTTGCCTATAGCTAATTCCTCAGCTTTAACCATCGTTTCTAGCGAATCAATACTCTTAAGTACTCCACCAACAGAAGTCATACCGGCTAATAAGTCCTTAATCTTCTTTTCATCTAAAGTATCATCTAACGACTCTTTATAGTATTTACTTACACTATCTAACTTTAGACGCATATTGTTTAACATTTGTAGAGCTCTAGTATTAAGTAAGGTCTTATATTCATCTTCACAAATCAATTCTTCTGCCGTCAATTTGTAATTTTCATCATCGAATATTTCCTTTTTCAGTTTAAGTTCTCTACTGTCTTCATCCATACTTTGTACATAAGGACTATCCCATTTATTCATAAGTACAATGTAACTTATTACTTTAGTAGCATGCTCCTTATCAGGTTTATCTGCATCCCACACTCTTCTAAAGCATGGGATGCCTATAGCATCTGGGTGTATTTTTACTTTACCTCCAATAAGATCAAATAGTTTCATTCGTAAGAACTTGTTTATTATCTTCTTTACTCCATCTTATAAGATCGTCTTTAGCAAAAGCATCAGAACAGACTATCGGCTTTAGATTCCACTTACTACTTATAGTATCATATTTACTTAATATAAGTACAATGTCTCCTAGTTTATAGTCTATTACTTCTTCTTCTGTTATTATTTGACCATCCTACTATGCTATATATATAGTTCTACATTCAAAGTTATCAGATATATTTTTAATGCTATTGGTATCTACTTTATATAAAATAGCATTACCGTATTGATCTATCAATAATTTATCCATATCAGCAATCACACTTTACAGGTTCACAATTACAACCACAATCACAATCAATATCACAAGAAGTAGCTTTCTTTTTTTCTTCTTGCCCCTTTTCTAGCAATCTGTTATAGTGATTCTTTACTTCATCATTCTCAATAAAGATGTACTCTGCATCACTTTCTTTATCTATAGGATACAATTTTACTACCATAGTACCTTTAGTAACACTCCTTCTCTCTTTAGAACCATCTTTCTTTGTACAGATCCACTCTCCATCTTCAGGAATATACCACGTATAGTCTACATAAAAATTATTTAGTAAGCTAACATTTTCTACTTCTTTATCGTAACTAATAACGGTGCCTCTATCTACTGAACAAATATACTTAACCATAATAATCAATCAATTAAATAACCTAAATAATATTCTTTCTATAATCTCGCTATAATTTCCTTAGCACGTCCTATCGGCACATTCGGATTCACATAATCTGGTTTTATTTGATAATTCTGTATTATCTGCTAAAACTTCTCTATCTCCTCCTGTATGCTCTACTTTTTTATATTCTTCATACTTCTTAAATAGCATGTCACACATTGCATTTACCTGATCGGCTCTACTAGGTTCTGCATTACTCTTCCCATTATCTACTATAGTAGTGGTAATACTGTCAATTACATCATTTGTGAAATCTTCATAAGTAATTACGCCTTCATTAATTAATTCATCTACTTTGTTATACAGGCGCTTCATTTCCTTACTAAATGAACCATAGAGTGGTTTATTGTTTTCCACTTCTAATTTCCACATCATTTTACTTTCTTCAATTGTCATATTCTTTGTTTTTTAACTCATTACAGATAGTATTACTTATATTTCCTGCAGCCCATCCTACTAAGTAGGCATACGCTTCATTGCCATCTTTAAAGTCTTGTGTATATAAGCCTAATTGTTCACAAAAGTAATCCGCAACGTGTACTGCCTCATGAGGAATCATGTATGGAGTAATATCTTCTGCATTAGCAACAGCTATCACTATTACTCCGTATTTATTATCACTCTTACGTATTACTTTACAAGTAACCATTCCACCATCATATTTATCTATTTCTTGTAGTAATCTATTATATTCGCTTCCATCGTTGTTACCATATACATCAAGAAATATAAAATATTTATCTAAATCCTCAATATTAGTACTTACAAATAATAGTCTAGGGTATATCTTAGGACTATAAACATCATACGGTTTCTTTTTCATATCTTTTCTTTAATTTGAATTTACCTAAGTAAGAGAATCTAACTGGTTTAGGATCTAAGTTAGAGATGATACTATTAGTAAATCTAAACGGGCTGTTACATATTACTTCTATAATAGGATATGGTATGTTATACTTATTACTTAGCTCAGTATATATACTCACTTGATTCCTCATTTAAATCTATCTTTTTGTAATATTTACATTCTTCTAAAGTAGAAGAATCATTAAATGTATTAGGCCTTACTATATTGATTATAGCCTTAATATCTTCCCAATTTCTATCATTTACACAATTATCATAAACAGATTGTAGTTTGTGTATCTCCTGTTTACTGTACTTGCGTATAGGAGTATATGCAATAAAATTATACTCATCTATCGTAAGTAGCTCTATATTAGTAGGAATAATCTCAAACTTATTATATGGTAAGTCTCTCTTCTTTAACTTATTCCACAACTTAGTAAATATGTTATATTCCTTCCAACATAATATAGTGCCAGGTCTTACTATTGTTGTTTTAATCTTCATCTTTATTTACTCTTAATATTATAGTAATTTGTACTCTATCGCCGATTATTTCAGGTATAAGCGCCTTATTTACTACAACTTCATCTTCAATCTTACCCTTAACTAGTATACCTTGATTCTTAAACTTAGTTATGTATCTACTGAGATTGTCAGGAGTAATACCTAATACTTTTCTAATATACTTCCTATTTTCAGTAGATATTACATTCTTACTTATGTTAGGGAGCTTAGGAGTGTTAATATCTATTGCTATGAACGTAGCCAGTAACTCTAGCTCCCTATCAGTAAGATCAAGTATACCATTAAGGCTCTTTAAGAATTCTGTATTTAAATCGGCTTTGCTTACGCTTTTTACCAATTTATTCATTTGTTAACGTATCCTTAATTTTATTTAAAACCTTATTTAAGTTATAATATACTGTCTCAGCTTCTAACTTAACACAAGGCTGTATTTCACCTTTATTTGCTTTTTCATTAGTCTCTTTTAAGTTACTTTCGTATTTCTTAAGTAAGTCATCAATGAGCTCTAAAGTAGCATCTACATTATACTTACTTTCATCATCAACACTTAAAAGGTAACCTTCTTCACATAAGTAATCTGCAGTATCATAATCTAAAGACATCATTCTAGTGTAATTATCTTCAGCAATGTTAAATGATACTAAACCTGTTTCATCTTCTGCTAATACATCACCTTTCTTAGCAGAACCAAATTCCTTAATTACTTTGTAGCTCATAATATTTATTTTTAATGTTTATGTATCTATAAACGGTAGAATAAATAAATGTTAAAATCTATTAACATTTATTAACACTATTTATATAGATAATAAAAAACCCTGACTTAACGCCAGGGTTCATTCTAACAATGAGTTATGATTTTTAAATTACATTTGATATGGCAATTATGTCGTAAGGTTTAACTAATTGACTGTCTTTAAACAAATCAAAGTCCTTAGCGAACTTCTTATTATAAACAATAGTATCTCCTACTTTGTATTCACATTCTGTTAAGCATGTAGGAACTTTCAGTACTACACCTGTTGAATATTCAGACTCTACCTCCTTAGTTTCAGTTTGCGTATCATACTTATTGAAACCATCTTCATCAACTTCACCTGTAGGGATCTGCTCTGTAATCTCTTTAGTAACCATGACAGGTGCTAGAGGTTTAACCAACACATCCTTCAACATTGTATACTTAATTCCATTTACTACTGTTTCTAGTACTTTATCTTCCATAATATTCTCTATATTTAATACTCAAATAACGTATTATTTCTTATTTTGTTTCTCTAATATTAATATATTTCCGCCATTAGAACAACAATAACGTCTAGCTAAAGTAGGGCATTTCTTATTTAAGAAATAGCATCCATCACAGCTGCCTATAGGATTAGACTCTACTATAAACTATTTATTATCTATTGTTACTGGTATTCTATCTCTTACTATCTTTGCTAATTCCTAATCATTTAATGTCATAGCCCTTTCCTTTTCCGTGTTTATCTAAGTAAAGCATAGCTATTGCATTCCAAGCTACAGCTGCTAAGTGGTTTACTTTAGTTTCATCATCAACTTTATTACCCTTTTCATATTCAAGTAAGTGTCTTAACATAGCTGCTTTATATCGTTGGTAACCATTCTCTAAGTTCTGCCAATTATTATCACCATATTTAATAGAACCGGCAGTATAGAGCTTCACTATATCTTCAATCTCTTCTAAAGGTAGTAAATCCCAACGTGGCTTACCGTCTTGGTAATCATTTTTCTTCCCCTCTTTCATTGTTTATCTCTTTTAAATATAAAACCCTGAGTACATAATGAAGTAATCCTAGAAGGGCAATAACAATTGTATAAATCACATCCTTGACACATACCTTTTACTTCATTCTCTACTAGAGTATAAGGTTTATTACCAAAATATACTTTCTTACCTAAGTAAGCTACTTCTCTAACTTGTTTGTGTTTCATAGTAATTATATTTGTGATTATCTAAAGTAGGAGTAATTAATATTATATCACTTTACTTAACTAGACACTATTATTACTTTACCCCTCTTACTCCCCATATAACGTCTAATATACTGTCTTAGTTACTATTTCTTTAACATTTATTAACATTATTTATAGTTATTTAACGCTATTAAGTTCAATGTTTTTAACATTCATTAACGATTTTAACTCATCAGCTAACTTCTTAGCATCTGGATGAGCGGCACCACTACAACGTAATTCAAAGAAATGTTCCCAATCGCTCTCAAAGCCTGTCATTACTAACTCTGTCTTAGTTGCATTAGGGAGTATTGCCCTTGCTTCTTGTGGTTTTAATCCTTTATTTATTAGTAGTCTGTATTGCATTCCTGCGTTGTTCAAACACCATAAAAAGTTGTCCGCTATACCATTATCTGAAGGCAATTGAATCTTCATATTATCAATATCACACCAATCTCCATCCCAGTAAGTATAATCTCCAGTAGGTATATTTAACCAAGTAGGTTTAATAAACGTAAGCTCATTATTAAATTTATCCTTATTGTAGTTACAATATCTCTGAGATTCTTGTGCAAAGCTAAATACTCTATGTCTAACAAATTCATGGCTTACTCCTCTATCACATATGAATTTAGCTGTGATACGCTTTTCATGATGTTCTGTAGGTTCTACTTGGTATTGTAAATCGTCCAATCTATTATTTTCTACTATTACTCGTAGATTGGTTGTCACGTATATTGAATTTCCATGTTTACGCACTCTAGTATATTTTTTGTGATTACCATCTGACCAATATAGTCTAGCTGGTGGAAGATGTCCGTCTTCTGTTTTATCTATCTTTAAATAAATAGTACCATGCTCCAACATAGCTCCATGACCAAGCTTAATCATACGATCTACAAACTCTTTAGCACTATCTTCCGTTATGTTACTCTCGCTCTTGTAGCATGTCCTGCCTGCCAATTCTATCATCTTATAAGGATCTTTCTCCTCAATAATCTGTATACTGGATTCTATTAGTTTCATATTATATAGTTATTTGTTATATATTCTATAACGCAAATATTAAGAATAATTACAGATATTTAACATAAATTAAAAAAATATTTTATAAAAATTTTTTGAGAGAGGTGGTGCGTGTGAAGATGTGTCACATCAAGATCCCCCGGCCTACTTCGCGCGGGGACAAGCCCCGTGCTTGTTGTTTAATTTAAAAATCGTGTACTATGGCTAGATACAACGAAATTGAAATTGGCAGAAGAGCCAATTATACGATTGCTGCTGTCGAGCAATCAGAGGATGGATCATATTGGATGATCAGTGTAAAGAACTCAAGTGGAGTACTTGAGTTTAACAGACTCTTCATCAGAGATGAAGAATTTGTAACCGAACACGAGGTCGGTAGTACTATTGAATTAGTCCCTTGGACTATGCCAATAATACCCATTAAGCGGCCAAACCGCAATGGGGAGATTAGAACCTTAAGGTCCATTAGTGGCCTCGCATTTAGCGAGACTGAAGCACAATCCGCTGCTTTGCGGAATATGCAGAATCTCTACGACCAAGCCGTAGAAATAGCTAATAGCGAGGAAACTCGCAGATTAGCAAAGAAGAACATGCTCTTTGTCGACTTTGTCGACAGAGACGAGTTTGTTAAATTACTTGAGGAAGGTGCAGAATAAGCACCTTCTTTCATGTACTTCTTTGAAAACTAACGAAAGCTAACGATTTTTAATATATAGCGATTATTAAAACAAGAGAATAGCATAACGAAAATAATGCGCTTGTTCTATAAACTCTATGACATAGGAGTATAAACTAAACTTGGTTAATCACTAGGAGTGTCTACGTGTTGACAGCCTGGAAAGACAGGCAATTTAAAAAACTCAATAACTTCGGAGTAGCGTAAGCTACGGAGTTGTGTAACAATCCCAAGACATTGAGGGCACCAGTTTCTTATAGGTTACGCATGTGAGGGCGAATATACTCCTTGCGATATAAGTTTTAGGTGTAAAATGCAATTTAATCATTAACTAAATAAATAATCATATGGATAGAGACACAGAATTAGGTATGTTATCAGTAATAATCATGATGATAGTATTATATCTATCTATATGGTTATTTAACTAAAAAAATGAACAGAAATGAATACTCTAATTAGTAAATTATTAGGAACCGCAGTAGGAGTAAAAATAGGGAATAATACTATTACAGGTTTATTAGTAGGTGTAGCATGGGATGAAAATTTACAAATATCAGAGTTATCATTATCTCCTTCAGAGAATAATGTAAATACTTATCTCATTGACACATATATTATGCCCTATTTTGATGAATACCTAAATGTAATAGTATATACTGCATTATAATATTAATACAGATTTATTTCGCAAAGTAATTATTCTATGAAATGCAAATTACCCTCATATGTTGTGAAACATAATTTAACCACGTTAAAGTATAATAATATAAGTTAGGTATGCCCTTATAAAGACTTAGGTAGCGCTAAGGACTATATTATTATACTTCTCTTCTTAAACCACCGATGATACGTGACAAGTCGTATATGGGATGAGTGTGAGTCAAGAAAGACATAATCCTATTTACTATGCACAAGTAAAGACAGATTATGGATCCACGTGGTAGATGCAGTTGTAGGTTCCAACTGGTGCACATCTTTTTAGAGACAGCAACCAAGCTTGAAGCAAGCAAAGCGAAGATAGAAGCTATACCTCGATAGGCTTAATGAGGTGCTTGACAGTCTGACACTAACTGAACAATAAGTGTTATTTACATTTAATAGTGTGGTCGCACCTGAATCCGCTGTCGATGCGAACACTTAAAAAGTAAGACGGATGAGTATCTTCCCTGGACAAGAAGAATACAATAAAATAGTTCCAACATAGTAGTAATAATAGAGTAAGAGAAAATGAGACGGTATACCTTACGTAGCTCTTAGCATAGCTTATAGTCGCATAACATAACAGTTGACTATATTAATGCGCTTACTCTATTATTCTTTAAGGTGAGAATCCTTGACAATCCTGTGGGGCTTATATCTTATTATAGTATTCAGCGGGGCGTGCGCTGTTTAAAGTAAGAGGCAAAAATTAGGAGGCGATTACGCTATAATAAGTATTAGTGCAGACGTTAAAATCAGGAACAACTACATCATATTAATGATGTAGCCAAGTTTGCCCGTCCTTAGATTTATAGTATGAGCCATTTGTTTATTTAATCATTGTTTCATTCTTAATTATACAGATTGATTAATTAAGCATAACAGTAAGCGTACTGTTGTCAGTATATTTATATGTGAATATAGATATACTGATTGCACTCATTAAGGTAGCCTTCATGTGGCGAGTGTGTTAAGTAGTAGGTCTAAAGAATCTTCCAGTTTGTACCTATGAAAACTAATACCTTTAACCGCCAGCTCACGCGGTATATAAGACAGGATTGCCGGACCCGCAGGTGTAACGAGATAAATACCTGCATTTTTTATTAACCTTAATAATTATCAAGTTGTAAACTTTAATTTAATGCCCAGATGGCGAAATAGGTAGACAAGTCAGAATAATAAACATTAAAACTAGTTTTATGAGTAAAAGAAAATGGACAAACGAATAGTTTATTTTAGCGGTTGAAACAAGTTTATCTTACGCAGAAGTAATAAGAAAACTCGGATTAAAACCCGCTGGAAGTAATTATGATACAGTTAAGAGAAAAATTAAAGAATTAGATCTTAATATTTCTCACATGACAGGAAAAGTTTGGAATATTGGTAAAAGATATAAAAAAATAAAAACAGCATAGCCAATAGAACAAATATTAGTAAAAGATTCTACTTTTATTAGTTCAGATAAATTACGTAAAAGATTATTAAAAGAACAAATAAAAGAATACAAATGTGAATGTTGTAATAATTCTTTATGGTTAAATTAGAAAATACCATTAGAATTACACCACATAAATGGTGATAAACATGATAATCGCATAGAGAATCTTTAGCTTTTATGTCCAAATTGCCATGCATTAACTGATAATTACAGAGGTAAAAACATAAAACAAGTGGCGTAATGGCGGAATTGGTATACGCACCATTCTTAAACAGTGGCGTTCAATAGAACTTGTGGGTTCGATTCCCACTTACGCTACTATTCTGATGGTCATTATGACCATGCGGGTTCGACTCCCGCTCTGGGTACATTAGTAATTAACATTAAAATCAATTTATGGTAAAAATCATTAAACATTACGAACTTAATAGAATTAGTAGAATACTAATAGTAGCAATAATAACATACATTATTGGTAATCTAGTTATAAAGGAATACGAGAAATCTAAGACTGTATATAATTTTGTAGATTTACAAATGAAGTACAAGAATTATATATTAGTCAATAAAGAGAGAAGTATTACTAATGATGAAGAATATAAGTTCACATTACGTAATCCTATTACAAACCAAAATAGTACTGTATATGTAAAGTACTATCTATATCATCACGTATATTTTGTTGGAGATACTATAAAGTAACATTTTAATCAATAAAAGTATGAAAAGAGAAGAAATTAAATCTTACAAAGATGCTTGTAAAGTAATAGGTAGAAAGCCTAGAACTTATAAGGATAAGCATTTGAATCTGTATGAACAGCTTAGTACAATTATAGCTGCTCTAAAATTTCATTAGTAATAGCAATAAACCTTGGACACCTAAGTTCGATTATTATTACATCTATTCTTGGTTATACAGAAAAGATGGATATAATAAATCTGCGGGTTGGTTCGATTTGGCTTCTTACGGTGGGTTGGACGGTTCCGGTGCTCGTGTCGGGACATCTCTGAAGATAAAAGAAAGAGAGGATGGAAATTACATAATAGAAAACTTTAAAGAACTACTCCAAGATTGGTTTTGGGGAGATTAATTACTAATTTTAAAACATTATCAAAATGGAAAATGAAATGATGGCGAGACCTAAACCGCCAAGGAGAACAGTTTGGGTAGTAGTAGCAATCATAGCTTTAATAGGCATGATTGGAGCAATAATTTACGCAGAGCGTGAAAACATTGCTAATTTCTTAAATGGTGTGAACCAAGAAGAAGTACAAGAAGATCCTCAAGTTATCATTGAGGAACCTGTAACAACAATACAGGATATTCTCGACATGAGAGAGCAAATGAGAGAAGATAGAAGAGTTGATAGTGTATTTTTAGCTATGCCAAAGGTAGTACTAATTGATATTTTGATGCAACATGGTACATCGTTGTCTATAAAAGACATGATTTACATATATGAATCAAACACATCAACGTATAACACAGTACTATCTGGAGCAAGAGCTCAAAAATATCTTGATGACTCTATACAAACTCATGTTATATCAACGGTTGTAAATGACTCTATTCAAAATTAAAACCAAACCTCCTGTTTTAAATGAATATTAGAGTCTAGTATACTCAGTCTGTGAAGATAGAGTATACGTCCTCAGAAAATGACAAACATGTGGGGCGTAAGTATATACAGCAAAGTTATCGTTTTCTTCATTTACACAGCTTAATTGCGCAACTGTAAAAAACGGGATTGATAAAGTAAATGGTATATATAATCGTGCGGACGTTAAAATCATGTACTCCAATAAGATTTAGTTTGACAGCTATTTCTGCTTATGAGTTAAAACTATAGTGAGAGTCATAGTAAGTAACGATTGTGGTCGTTTATCTTTGTCTTATAACAAATGCTATAAACTAAGTTGGCACTAACTTAATTAAATCCTGAGTGCCCAGGCGTCATTATTAACAATTTAAATTTTTTAGAAACATGAAAAAGATTGGAAAATTTTTATTTGTAGAACAATGTTTTACAGATACTGAAGAAACAAAACCTTGTGTTATTCACATTGATGCAATTGACAGTATAACATGCAGCAATACCAGTAAACTCGGAGAAGTTGTAGTAATAGAAACAGATAATACAAGAATTCTCTGCAACGATCCAGATAATTTCTTCACTGAATTTGAGAACTTAATTTCAGAGGAAGAAGAATGGTAGTCAATAAAGTAAAAGAAGGTCGTAAGTTAACTGAGATAAAGTTCAGTAACGACCACTATCTTGCAAATCTATTAGCTACTACTAAAGTACTTGGTATATCGTTAGAACGAGCTAAAAAGCTATGTAGAACAGTACCAGGTAAAAGAGTAGAGGTTAATCCACCTATTGAAATTATCAGTAAATTAAATACTGATAAATTATTTGAAGAATTAGAGGAGTATGAAATAGAAGTATCTATTAGTATTCCCAGTAAATAACTTATCAAAAAGTAAAGTATGAAAGCAATTATTATTACATTTAAAGGAGAAATAAAAGATGAACATACACTAGTAACATCTTTAGCATCAAAAATAGCAAATAATACAGATGCTAAGAGCGTAGATGTAACTATCTTATTAGATGAGGATGTGATGAGTGCTATGGTAGCTAAATGTTTAGCTCCAACTGATATAGCAGTAGATAGACCAGCCAATCCACAAATTGCAGTAGTAGAAGACTTCTGTAAGAAGATTATTGCGTCTATTGGTTCACCTGCACTTAAGACACGAGAATTGTTAAACTCAGAGCTATGTAAGTTCTTAGTACAACAGAATCGTGAGGTTATTAGTGTTCCTGTAAGTATTATTGCTCAGGTAAATACTACTTCCGCGTATTATGAACATCGTAAAATGCTAAAGAAATACGGATTATCCGTATTACCCGAGTTATTACGTGATATTAATCCTATATTTAAATTTTACTAATATGGCAAAACGAGGAAATGAGGGAACTCCTAAAGACTTCAAGAAGAAGCCTAAACATAAGAAAATGGAACCTTATAATAGGAAGAAATCATGGAAGTAATAGAAGTAAGTGCTTACTCTGAAAATCAATGTCCTACACTTGATAATCATATCAACTGTAGTGAATGTACTCTTGAGTGTAAACTCAGAATGCAACTAAAGAATAGTAAAGAAGTAGAGGTTCCGCCAGAGTCTCTACTTAATACTATATATTACTAATTTAAATTGTTAGTAAAATGGTGGATTCAGTCAACCTAAAGAACTGTTTAAGACTAGAACCCTAATGGAAATTGTTAATCAAGAGTACAATGGACTATACAACGGTCAACCACATTATATGTAGGTCAGGAGAAGGCAGGGAGTCTCCTGTTGAATAAGAAGTACAAATAGACAGGAACAGTTCTTTTTAATTATTACTTAAATTTACTAAAAGATATGAGTAAAACAAAAAAAACAAATTAAAATGTCATACTATATGACTAACGTAATTATTTCTCCTACTTTATATGAGGAGAAAAGATTAGAAGCTATATCATACTTTAGTAGATGTAGTGAAGAATCAGCACTAAAAATTCATAAGAAGAATAAGTACAGAGATATTAAATTGAGGCTAAATACTATAGCAGTAGCTGTAGTAGAAGCTAAAAAGAGATATTTTAGTGATTGTTCTTTCATTAAGATTATACTATAGTGTTAAATAAATTTTATTGTTAAATCAATTAAACTGTATTCAAAATGGCAGAAACAAAGAAAATGAACATCCTTACAGAGGATGTAAACGGAGAAAACATCCAGGATGTAATCGCTAACTCAAGTAAGGTAACTGAAGAAATTGCTGAAGAAGCAGCAAAGAAAATTGCTGAACGACGCAAAGAAAAGTTAACGAAAGATTTAGTAGCTGTTGTTCAGAAGAGCGAATATACGGTATCCTCAGCGGTACTACAAGTTCGTCGTTCTAACAGAACAAACCAACGTATCAAACAGTACCTAAAAGATCTTGCTGCACTGAAAGAAGAGATTGTAAGTGGAAAGAAACCTGTATCCGCATGGAAGGAAGAAGCTTACAATCTAAAGAAACAGTACGACAAGGATCTTATTGAGATTGGAAAGGATATCGACAAGTCCTTAAATGAACTTAACGAACTCTTTCCAGACGCTTGGCAGTGGAGATACGATGATTTAGTTCCTAATACTAATAGATAACTAAATCAAAACAAATAAAAGAGGTTCCAAGTTTAGAATCTTTGAATCAATAGCTTAGTATGTGAGTCGGAATCGGTTCTTTTGAACCATACGGGCCTGAGGCATACAAAGACCTGAATTAACAGGTCTCATACAGAATTTTTAAATCAGTTATGAGGAACTACCGTGAACTACTGATCATAAGTCTGAGATCGCGACAATAAGATTGTCCTCTAGAAATAGAGAAAAGCCTTAGTCGTGATATCAAGTTAGACCCGAATAATGAGAATCTTTGAATCTTTATATACCTAAGAATGCGACCGTATATAAACATTATTCAAATATCATCAAGATCAGTATACAGAGAACTAACCATTCTCTAAAGACCATAGGGTATATGACTTTGGTCGGTCATATACCCACAATAGAGTAGGTATAATACCGAACTGTAAAAAGAATTGACTGTTAGGTCTATTTATGCCTTCAGGTGACCGCGGGGCAGTACCGCGCACATCCACTAAAAATATAATAAGGGTGTGAAATAGTATTGAACCGTTGAAACAGAATAGAATAGGTCAATAAGCAGATAACTGGCAATACAAGTTATGTAATGGACTACACTGGTATCGCAGCGTGATAACAGAGTCCAACGGCTAAGCTAATGTCGTAGAAAGCTGGAGCATATCAGGCTAGATCAGACGTAGGGGCTGTGAAGGGTTCGATTCCCTTCAATGCTACAATATTAAGTTTAATCAATAAATTAATTTGAAATGGGATTAATGAATTTTATTAGACAGAATCTTCCAGAATCATGGGAGAAAGCTGCAACAGAGATGAGAATGAAGACTGAACTAATAAACCGTCTTCATAGTGTAGTACCTCGTGCTTATAAGAATAAGTATCACTACAAAGAAGGAATGTCTTATATTAGAAGAGTATTCAACACTAAATGTGACATAATACATTTAGTAGATGCTACTGATATAGATATTACTAAATGGAATGAATTAAGTAGTAAAATAAAAGAATACGAATATCAATGCGTGTAAGATATTTTGCTTGGTTTGACTCTAAACATGAAAGAACAGAGTTCATTAACTTACTCAGGTCAGCTAAGTCTGACATTGATGCAGTTAATAAAGTGATGCAAAAGTATCCAGAGTTAACTTTATCAGAAGTATCTGGAATAGTAAATAACTTTAAAAAAGAAATTAATCAACCATGAGACTCAATCATCCTGGTATCTACAGAATTGTAGGTGAAAACTTTGAACTTCTTGCTAATATAATTGGAGAAGTTCCTTGTATGAGAATTACTTCTGCACTATTAATCAATGACTTAGTACAGAAAGGAGAATTTACAATAGTAAATGAAGAATCTATTGAAATTCAATCAATTCTCGCTAACCCTGACAAATTTGTTTTCTTTGAGTATGAGTACTCAGAAATATGTTCTTTACCACCTTATCGTACAACGATTCGTGGTACTAAGATGCCTAATATAACTGAACAACAGTTAGAAGCATTCACAAATAGATATCTTGAAGATATGCAAATATCTGGTAGAGGTATCGCAGCTACTAAAGCATATATGTTAGAGACTACAGGTTGGTCATTAGCCCAAATTAATGTAGTACTAATGAAAATTGCTAAAAGGTTAAAGTATCATGGTAGTATATAGTTTAACAAATCACATATATACCACTTGGGGAGTTAAGTATAGTTCTTTTAACTGGCGCCCTGAGTGGTATACTTTTATACGTATGCAGAACAGAGAAATACGGGAAACCGAGTTTCATGAGTTCTTCAAACGATATAATGTTTCATATCTATTACATTGGTTTGATAGTAGAATACTACAACGAGTAGGTGTTGATAATGAATTAACACTTAAAGTAAGAATAAGAATATTATGTGGTTTAGTTAATAAACTACCAGCAGATACTATGCCTAGACCTATGAAAATAGAACTTATGGAATGTATTTGGGATACTTATAGAAAGTTCTATAAAGAATGGTATGAATATTACTGCAAAACTATACTTGAACTACCATTCTAAGATTATAGGGCTGTGATAGGCCCTATAGTCACACTAAAGCCCGTAATTATGACAGATGAAGAAAGACAACAGCTTTTAGATCTGATCAAGCAGGCTAAAGAAGGTAAACAACATGCCTTCACACAGCTTTATAATCGTTATCACAGAATTATATACAATACTATATATAATATTGTACACAATAAAGATGTAACAGATGACTTAGTATCTGTAACGTTTACTAAAGCTTTCTTTAAGATAGCTAGTTATGTTAATCATATTTCATTTGAGATGTGGCTAAAAACTATCGCTATAAATAGTAGTATTGATTATATACGACGTACTAAAAAAGAGAAGTATGATTATGAGTTAGATAATGATAGTAACTGTCTACAGGTAAGCAGTTCGGCCGACAGCTCACCAGAGGATTTGTACATATATCATGAGACAGATAGTAAGTTATCAGATGCATTAAGCAGACTTCGCTATAAGTATAGGTATATACTTGAACTACGTACAGTTCAGAATCTTTCTTACAAAGAGATTGCTGAGCATCTTGAACTCTCTGAGTCTCAAGTAAAATCTCGTCTTAATAAAGCGAGAGAGAAATTAAAACAATTGTTAAACTAAAAAACATTTACTAATTATGACACCAGCAATTATTGGTCTACTAACTGTAGCATTTATCCTTGCGCGATTATTTCGTAGTACAGGAATGTGGTGGAAACTTGTTTTCGCCATTATGGCTGGTCTATTAGTAGGTATTTTGAGTAAGGAAGTAGTTAAGTCAGATAATGATAAGACTACTTCCATTACTAGTTTAGTTAGCACCATGAGTAATGATGATGCTTTAACATGCATGCAAAGCTTAGTAGCTACAGTGACAGAAGGTACTACCGTTCGCCTTACTGGGGTTGCAGGTTACATTGTTAAAGATGAAGAATTATTCGATGCACTAACTAAAAGTAATACCTTTACTAATGGACGTGACTCACCAGAAATAGAGGATGATAGTTAACTCTTAAACTAATCTATCTTTTTAATTGTACTTAATAATAACTTTTATTTTAACACTTTAAAACATTATCAAAAATGGCAAAAGAAATGAGTAAGGCTGAAAGAAAGGCAGCCTTGAAAGCAGCAAAAGCAGCAGCAAAAGCTGAAGCTAAAGTAAACAACACAGAGAACAAGAAAGAGGAAACTAAGCCTCAAGTAGATAACGGGCCGAAAGATGCTAAAGTAGAGGATGCAAAGAAAGCTCCTACTACAGCTAAGGAAACTAAGGTTCAGGCGAAGAAGGATGCCCCTAAAAGTCCGGATAAGCCTAAAAAGAAGGAAGAGAAAATTCCTACAATCATTCCTGAAGATGCAACAGGTAAGAACAGCCCTGAAAAGAAAGCTGTAGAACGTGCTGCAAACCTTATTACAGGAATTCCTACGGCTGGTATACCTATTGGTTCAAGAGAATCATCTGTTGACGGTAAGGCTATGTTAGCATTTGTAATGCAACAGCGTTATGCCAACAACGAAGAACTCAAGAAGCAATATCCTGAGTTATATGCAGACATCAATCGTAGTATTGATGTAGTAACGCTATTAGCTCTTGTTGATGTACGTCAAGACTTGTTCGACCGTGGTGAACGTGGTGAATTGCAGTTACAGATTGCTGCAGACCAAGTATTACCGCTGCAAAGTATGGCAGAAATGCTAGGTATTAAGCTAGCTCCTGCTAAAGCTCTGCCTGGGAACGATGGACAAATGTCTATCAACTTCTCGGAAAGTGAAGTACCTACAGAACTTGCAAACAGCAAGCCAAAAGTAGAAATTCCAGAGCTTGATCCTAACAAGATTACTAATGATGAGGAATTGAAAACTGCCCTTAATTACCTCATCTCTAAAGAGAAGAATGTGGCAGAAAATATAGTTAACACTGTAGAATGGTATCGTGTATATCGTGGCCTGAAAGAAACTAATGCAGATAAGAAGCTTGCATTAGACGAAAAGACAGTTACGGATTGGATTAATGAGATATTCTCTATTATCCAACCTACAGCTATCTTACGCGGTTTAGGTCGTGCTGTATACTTATATACTTCACAGACAGGCTCACCGTGTATGGCTCACTCTATCATGCATACACATATGTCTAAAGCTGGTTGGGGTGAAGAACAGGTAGCTGAAGCATTACGCGCTTTAATTGGAGAAAACTTCCGTTATAAACTGAAGGATGATCCTGAAGCAAAGCCTGAAGAAGATAAGGCAATTAATGCTATTACTGGCTTACTAGGCAATGACTATATTGATAAGTTATTTGCCGACTATACTATTACTACTGATGGTGTAGAAGACAGTAAGAAAGTTGAACTTGAAGCTGCACGTGAAGTTGCTCGTAAAGTTCTAGGGAGTATTCGTACCAATTACTTTGACAAACAGAAGGAGACTCCTACGCTTGATAAGATGCGTATGGTTGTAGGTCAGATTATTAATCTGTATCGAGACCCAGCTGATCGTCTTGCAGAGTATTGTCAAGGAGATTTAATAGCTCCAAAGGAAGACGAATACCCAAAGAAGGAAGAACAATCTGAAGGAACTGAAAAAAAAAACTAAACTGGTTTAAAAAGTTTCTTTTGAAAATTCATATCCTAGAAGAATAGCCATTCTAATAAATATCATATCAAATGAATAATAGAATGTTAACTGTAGTTGGAATGTTTGTTGTCAGTGTATTCATTGGTAGGCAAATGTTCGCAACTACAGAAGTTATACAGGCACAGCCTGTTATGCCCTCTATAGTGGAGTTACCTAACTTCCCTAAAGTAATAAAAGAGGAGAAAAAGTCTATAGATGAGATAAATGTCGAAGTCGACTTATCTACATTAGAAGTATCTGTGAAAGGAACAACAGACGCAAAAGTGAATGTGAAAACTACTGGCGAACCAAAGCCAGTAGTTAAGTGGAAAACTAAAGTAATAGAGAAGACGAATTCAACAGGATATCCAAAAGTAAAAGCTATAAGTAGGGTATCTGATGACGAATCACCGGCAACTCCATTAACAATAGTAGATAAATATGAACAATAAAATTATACTTCAGCAAATGATACGTTTATCACGTATTATTAAGGACTCGAGAGAAGCAAGAGCTAAACTAAGTTCTATACAGTCTCAGACTGAATATTTTATAGTAGAAGGTATTCAGTCCAGTTTTATTAGAGACCAAGCTAACAGTAGTATAACTAATTGTTTATATGTAGAACAGTACTTACGCTCGTCTGTAAGTAATGCTTGCAAATGTTTGGATGGTTTTGATGCTTCAAAGATGGAGCCAATAGACTACATCAGTAGTAGTGATGTAAAAAATAAGTTTGTCGACATATGTCTAGGTAAGAAAGTAGTAGCTTCTATTAATCTTACCACTGGCGAAATAATAAGCATCAATACACCAAAACAAGAAATAAAGGCTAAAGATAACAGCCCTACGGCAAAAAGTTAGTGATAATAACCGTATAATAAATACTTTAATTATATCACAGTTCGAGAGGAGTAAAACTGTAGCGTAAATCACTCCGAGGAAGTCATGCGGTAAAGTATACAATAATACTGGTCGCACCTGTCAGGGAGCTTGGAATCATTTCTCCATGGCCCGAAAAGTTACATGACCCGAGAATATGTTAGCAGCTAAAACTGTGAGATTACTCAAAAGGTAGGGTGTTAGCTTATGTAATTGAAAACTACATAAGAGGGGATGAGCGTGTACAATCCTCATTAGGAAGTGAGAACCGTTTGGAGACTTCTAAAGACGCAGTACTAAAGAGAAGACACACTGAGTACTAAACAGTGCAAAGGGAACGAAATCCCTATATCCGTATTAGTTTATCAAACGCAGAATCAAAAAGGGATATAAACACGATGACGAAACAGGGACAATACGGTTCCTGGCTTATTCCTTTGGAAAGAATAAGTAAAGCCGAGAGGCAAAGGTTAGTTTCACCTTAAGAAGCAGCCAGCTCATGGAAAAAAAGAGATTGCAGATAACGCATTACCGGTCTCCAAAATCGGTTAACAAAAGCGCTACTGTGCGTCCAGAAAGGGAAACAGGCTAACTCTAGTGTTCAGTATACATCAGCTGTGATGCAATATGCAATTGTGGATATTGGAACTTGTACTTATGAAGGGAGTAAATTACTGATACTAATGTAAGGATAACCGTGTTATGGTACATACTTATACAAAGTAAGGATATGAAAGCTGGATATGCAATGGCCCAAGTATATACTTGACTGGTTACTCATGGAGCAGGAGCCAATCCTGTACGCTATCGTAATTAGCGTGCTGCAAAAGAACTTACGTATAAGGGATGAGGTATATGAGATTGATACCGTCTTTCAAGTCTAAGGTGACTCATGAGTTTTGTCGTGTAGATGAGTATAATATATGAGAAATGACGAGACTAAAATATGATAGTCTAAAATGCGAGTATGAGGGCGCTATAACCCTGAACTTAGAAGCGGACACCTTTAGCAAGTGTTATTACGTGGTAATAAATAAGATTAGGAGACGCAGAGAAAACTCCTTGTAAAAAACGGCAGAGCTTAAGCATTTCAAGATATGTAAATGCCTTTGATTTATTATGCTAGTTCACACCAGAATTTTGGATAATAAACATTGTTATGGATTAAGGAAGTAAATAAAGTTATTAAAGATGCTTTAGGGTTAGAATCCTAAAACCAGTTTAGTAATAATTATAGTATATGATGATATACTTAATGAATCAATTTTACTTACGCTGAGTAGAGTCAGCTATGATAAAATGAACTCTAATTGTTTAACTTTTTAATTAATTGGGAAGTCCAATGGAACTGTAAACGCTGAGACTACCGCTCGTAAGAGTAGTGTGAGTAGACAGATCACCACCCCGACTGCCAACCGACATTGCTGACTGTTAAGACACTCGTAAAGTACAATGCGCAACATTGTATGTGAGAGAACGCTGAGTCGTTAGTTACCTGTGTTGTTTCTTACACTGTCTCTGTAAGGACAATAGTACACTTATGATGAAAGTATTCCATAAGCAAACAAGGAGACGATGATAGGTGGAAATCCTAATGTTCGTGCAGTATAAACAAACAAATCCTGGAAATGGTATAGATGGGTCATGCTATAAGCAATGAGTCTATGATTTTAGTAATGTTAGATTAAACAACCGTAATTCTGACGAATTTCGATAATACCGGACATACTCAGTAGGTTCTAAGGAACTGATGATAAAGTGGCTTATATCGCATCTAATCGCGTTATACGCTTACGGTGAGGGGTGCGTTAAGCATCGAAGGAATTGAATCTTAACCGTCGAAACGGGACGTTAAAACAAAAAAAATATCAGAAATTATCAGAAGTAACTCACAGAGTATTTCTCATAAATTTTCAATTTATTATTTTTATGCTTAGTAGATTATGTGATTGAGTTCACCTATTCCAATTTTGAATAGCTATTAAATAATCGAACGGTGGAGAGATTTTATCAATTTTTTTGTATAACTATGTTCGTATTGGTATATCAAGTACGGACTCAAAAAGGAACATTTTTATGGAAAATAATATTAATGGAGCTAACACTCCGGGTTTAGCAGCTCAAATTTTAGCTCGCTATCGGCAAACAGCCCAGAAGTTTGGGCCTTTCTTTGGACAGCAGATATTTACAATCGTAGCACAGACTCCTGACCTTAAGTGGAAAGAAGATGTAGCTACAGGTAAGAATACTTTCCGTCAGGAAGTAAAAGCTTATATTCTCAAGGCTATTGATGTTGAGTCAGTTAGTTTACTTGAGAAGGATGTTGACGGACGTCCGAAAATCATCTTGAATGAGAAGAAGAATGATCCATCATTAGTCTTTGAGCTTGCTGATCCTGAATTTACTAAAGCAACCCGGCAGAATGTAATTGAATGTATTGAACGGTTGAGTAAACCAGGCTCTAAGCCTATGTTCTTTACAGCTGAAGAACTTCCTATGTTGAATGACTTAACTAAGTTATCCAACCAGAGTGTGTTGAACTTCTATGAAGAGATGACACGTAAGTGTATGCAGTTAGCTGAAACTGTCCGTAGTTATATGGATATGAATCAGCGTATGCAGGTTGAGTATTTACGGCAGTGCGGTTTAGATAATCAGGAAACTGAAATTCACGTAACTGCTACAATTACTGAAGAAAAATAGTAGAAGCTTATGAACGGCAGACTTTCTTCATTACGTGTAGAACTTCTGCGAATTCTAATATGTTCTGAGCCAGCCATATTGTCTAAAATTCAGATTTGGAATGGAGGACGTACAGAAACGCCTAAAAAAGTAAGTATTAGAGAAGATGGACGGGTCTTTCTATTTTACGGAAGTGGGCCATTATGGTGGCAAAGATTATTTAATACTTATGAATCGGTAAGTATTATAGATGCTTCTATTAGTATAGCAGATGCAATTACTGGGTCAAATTCGACTCGAAATGAATATGCCTTTGACGAAATTACTAAAAGTATAATTGATGAGGCAAAGAAACGTAAGGATTTCAATTGTATAGTTGATATTTTGTTTGATTGTATGCGGAATTGTTCAGATGGGGAACTACATTCTAAATGGATTAATCAAGAGAATATCAAAAAATATGCAAGAGAAAATGGTATAACCAACGTTGAAGACGTTAACCTTGAAGGGCTTAATGGAATAGTTGGAATTAAGACTGGTGGACGGGTTATTCCTATAGTACTCGGCCAGTTAAGAAAATTTAGAAAATATTGATTTGGATATTATCTTAAAACAACATAATTTCATAGTACTGAACTGGGTACTATTTATAGTAATTACTGCTGAATTGGGCAGTTATTACTACACAGTTCCTTAGCTCAACTGAATAGAGCAACACACTTTTTGCAACTAGCTCTAAGTTTCTTCGTTATGTTAATAATAACATAAAAGAGAAATATTATGAGACCTAATAACGAATCTAAAAAAATAGCAATATGTAAAAATTGCGGAAAAGAATTTCATCCGAAATATTCTTCGTATGGAATTTACTGTTCTAATAAATGTCAACGCGAATATATGTCACAACAAAAATACTTGGATTATCTTAAAGATCAAGACAAGTACTACGGAAAAACATCAATGTTTTGGATAAAAAAGTATATCTTAAAAGAACAAAATAACAAATGTAGTATATGTGGATGCGATAATTATTGGAACAATAAAGATTTAATATTTGTTCTAGATCATATAGATGGTCATGCAAATAATAATAGACGTAATAATTTAAGATTGTTATGCCCAAACTGTGATTCTCAATTAGATACATATAAATCTAAAAATAAACACAGTGATAGAATATATCGTTATAATCAACTAACTGCTTAATATTTTAATGTGTAGGTTATGGGTTTGAATCCCATAGGAACTACTACTGGTAGATGTAGTTTGGTCGAGTATTTAACATTTAAAAAACATTAATCAATATGAAATCAATTACATCAATATATTTGCTCGGAGATAAGAATAAAGGTAAAATCGGTCGTATTAAGGAAATTTCTAACGAAATTACTTTCTATTGGAATAAGATTAAAGAAGAAAATGTTATTCCAAAAGAAGCTAAACGTAATTATGACTTAAAAGCATTGCTTCAGAAGATTGAAACTCTATCTGAAGAACGCATATTATTAAAACTATATATGCAGTGTATTAATATGGGTTATAAGAAGTTTACTGAATTACCTAAAGATAATAACTATCTTAACATCTTTACTTTGTGTGAAAAGACTGAACAGTTATTTCACTTAAGTAAGATTAAGACTCTTGATCCGAAACTTAAACGTTCTAAAGGAAAGAAGAACCTAGATAAAACTGAAGAGCTTACTTCAGCTTATATTGCAGGTCTAAAAAATAAATTACAATTAGAAATTAACAAAATCAATAAAGATATTACAGATTTTAATGAAAAGGCAGAACTCAATATTGAAGCTCCTGCTTTATCCTTAGCTGCATAAATATGAAAGAAGTTAGAAAAGCAATTTATGTAAGAAAGAAATTTTGGGAGTCTAGTTCAGCTTATGAGAATAGAGTTAATATTCTTATAAACTGGGCTAGTAAACATCCTGAAAGAGAATTAAGTAGTATAGGTGTAGGTACTAATACTACTACCATATTTTATTGTGAAACGATAGAAGAAAATCCTACCATAATAAAAGGATTTTCAAGTAAATAACTTAATTATCAAAATTATGAAAAAGATATTAGCAAAGAAAAATAATAGAACCGGTATAAAGAATCATAGAAGTAATAAAAATAAGTTTCGTAGAAGCTATAAGGCTTATCAAATAATGACGGTAAGCAAGAAACCGGGTCCATCTGGAATCATTAAATATGATGAGAATGAGAAAGTAATAGGATTTGTAAAGTGGGCAGGAAATAAGAAGCAGTCTGAATATACTACTAAAGTAGCAAAAGATGCTATGAATGAAAACAAATCTATAAAACAATCTAAAAAAGAATTAATCAAGAATATTCTTATGAAAGCAGGATATGATCCTACAATACGATATACCCGTAAAGAGAAGAAACATTTTACGCGTATAGTTAAGAACAATATGGTCACTAAACCCAAGGGAGTTACGTTAACAACTGAACAAATCAAAGAGAAAATAAAAGCTGATAAACTTGCAAAGAAATCTATGCAAGCTAAATTTGATGAATCAGTACGTGATAATCCTTTAACTCCTAAAAAAGGTAAACAGATGGCTCCTAGTGCTGCAGAACTATCTGTTAAAGAAAAGCCTAACAAAAGAAACTTTCAATATGCTATACAGAGAAAATGCTCTGATAATGATATGAAAGTATATGATTTTGCTACTGGAAACTTTGAAGCATCTACTAGAGATGAAGCAAAGAATAAAGCTGCCAAGTTAGCTAAAAAGTATAAGAAAGATACATCATTTACAGGAGTAACTGTAAAAGATATTAAAGGAGATAATAGTATAACTTATTATAGTCGTAATAAGTTATTAGCAGCATAAAAACATAATATTTCTGTTTCCATAACTTAAACTGGTTTCTCATGTAGCTCAGTGGTAGAGCCGCTACTATGTAGTGTGATTGCGTTGGTTCGAGTCCAACCATGGGATCTAACTTTAAATACTTATAATATGATTATACGAGGAAAAATAGTCTACGTATATGATATTGAGGTATTTCAAAATATCTTTCATTGTTCGGTAAAAAATACAGAAACAAATGTCATCTATAAGTTTGAGATATCAGAGAGGAAAAATCAACTAAGAGAATTAGTTAAATTCTTTAAACAAGTAGATAAATACATTACTTGGGGAGATTATTATACTACAAATATTAATATTCCAACTAATATTATATTTTGTGGCTATAATAATTTACATTATGATAATCCTATAATTAATTATATAATTGAGTATGAGGATAAATTAATGCAATATAATATACCTACTATATGTAGCTCTATATTTAACTTAAGTAAAACTATAACTACTTCAAGTGAGGATAATATAGATGCATGGAAACATTGGAAGTATCAAATATGGTTTGATACTTTTGATATTCTTACTATGTTATATTCTAATAAACTTAGAGTAGGTTTAAAGGAAATCCAAGTAACAATGCAATATCCTAATGTACAGGAATTTGTATGTGATTGGACTAAACCGCTTCCTTTAGAAGATTTTGACTCTATGATAGATTATAATATCAATGATATTGAATCTACTTCAGAATTATTAAATAGATGTAAGAAAGACGTTGATTTACGAATCGCTATTGAAGATGAATATGGAGTAAGAGTACTCAGTAAAGATGGTGTAAACATTGGAATGAAGATTTTAACTCAGAAATATCTAGAAAAGACAGGTTTAACTTGGCAGGATATTAAAGATTTAAGGTCTCCAATGAGTGTAATACCATTGAAAGATGTAATATTACCATTTATTAAATATGATAGCCCTATTCTGCAAAGAGTATTAGATGATATGAAAAATCAGATAGTATCTCCAGGTAGAAAAGGATACGAGAACAAGTTTGTATTTAATAATTTACGCTATTCTATAGGAGTAGGAGGTATTCATTCTGTGAATAGCCCTGAAATCATTATTCCTAGAGATGATGAAATGCTCATAGATATAGATGTAGCTTCTCTATATCCTAGTATGCTTATAGAGTATGAATTCTATCCTAAACATTTAGGTAAAGAATTTTTAGAAGTATATAAGCAAATTAAAGATGAGCGAATTGAAGCTAAACACAACGGCGATAAAGTAAAGAATGAAACTTTAAAGTTAGCTTTAAATGGTTTATCAGGTAACTTACAGAATGAACATAATTTCTGTTATGCCCCCGAAGCTGCTATGAAAATTAGAATCAACGGACAGTTACTATTACTTATGTTAGCTGAAAAATTAACTCAAATTGGATGCCGAATCGTCCAAGCAAATACTGATGGTTTATTTGTTTTACTAAAGAAAGACGTATATTCTAAAGTAAACAGTATTTGTAGAGAATGGGAACAGCTTACTAAACTTACCTTAGAAGAAGATCGTTTTAAAGCAATGTATCAATATGCTATTAATGATTATTTTGCTATTACTGAAGATAACAAAGTAAAGGAGAAAGGAATGTTTATTACTACTGTAAAATTAGGAAAAGGATTAACTCCAAAAATTATACCTAAAGCAGTAATAAGTTTCTTTAAAGATGGAATACCAGTTGAAGATACAATTAAGAATTGTACAGATATAAGAGATTTTCTAATGTCTGAAAAAACTGGTAAACAATGGCATGTTGAGTATATGAACGAGGAACAACAGAGAACTAATCGTTTCTATGCATCTACTAATGGTGGATATTTATGGAAATGGAAGTATAGTAATGATAGCGATGCTAAATCATATCAGAATATGCTTACTGCATCTGGTGTTACTCTTCTAAATAAGTTTGATGATAAACCAATTAAAGAAAGAAAGATTAATTATAGGTACTATATTATGGAAGCCTATAAGATAATCAGAGATTTAAAACCGTTACAATTGAGCCTATGGGATTAACAGAGGCTTATCAGATATATTTCAGACAAACCATAAGCTTATATAATATATAAGACTATGATTTTAGAAATAGACACTTCTATCTTAGATAGAATACCAACTTTATCTATTAATCAATTAGTATTCCTAACACTTGTATTGAATGATATCAAAACAATCAATCAAGACATTCAGAGACTTCTCAGCCTAGTTAATGAAGAAGAAATACAAGAGTTAGAGACTCAAGGTTTAATTTCTATCCAATATGATAGAGATACCCAAGTCATAAGTAAAACAGAAAAACTAGAAGAACTTCTTAAAGAAGATAAAGCTATGTTTGATATGTTTTATGACCAATTTCCAGTTTACGTTATGAGACCTGATGGAACTAAAGGATTTCTCAGAGCTAATGTAAACAAATGTAGGAAAGAATATAATCGTATCATAGGCAAGTCTAAAGCAATGCATGAACACATTATGGATTGTTTAAAATATGAAATAGATGAGCGTATGCGTACAGGTAAAATAGGTTATATGAAAACTATGTGGAAATGGCTCACTCAACACGAGTGGGAAACTATTGAGGAACAAATGAAAGTAGAAACTCCTAACCAAAATTACTATAATTATGGAGCAGACATCTACTAAAGTACTAACATTTAGACATATATCCTCTGCTACTAATGAAGCAGTAGAATATATCCGTAAGAGAAAGAATCATGAGATTATTTCTTTACATACTAGATGGAGTAAGTTTAATAAATCCTGTATGGGAGGCATTGAACCTAATACTATATATACTATTGTAGGTATATCTGGTAGCGGTAAGAGTTCATTTGTAAATACGCTTGAAAGTGATTTAATAGACTTAAATTCTAATCAGGATATAGTAGTACTTAATTTTTCATTTGAAATGTTAAGTTCTAGACAAGTAGGTAGAAAATTGAGTAGTAAGTTAAGGCAAACTACTGCTCAGCTATATAGTTCTAGTATTGTATTAGATAATACACTATTAAAAGAAGTAGAAGAAACTTCTCAACAGATAAAATCATATCCGATATATTATGTAGATACACCGGGTACTGTTGCAGATATAGCATCTACCATTGATTACTTTTACGAAAATAAAGCTAAAGGCAAGAAGTTTGTGATTATACTTGATCATACTTTACTTGTTGAAGGTCAAAATCGTGAAAGTGCACTACAAGTGATTTCCGATTTACAGAAACTGTTTATTAGAGTAAAAAAGTTTCCAGATACTACAATAATACAGTTATCACAGATGAATCGTAATATCGAAAATCCTGAAAGAATTAATAATCCATCTATGCATTATCCAATGCGTAGCGATATATCTTCTGCTGATACTATCTTTCATGCATCAGATTACGTTATATGTATTCATAGGCCAGAGCTACTCAATATACAGAGTTATGGACCAAATCGTCTACCGGTAAGAGATAAAGTTTATTTGCATATTCTAAAGAATAGAGATGCAGGTGAATGTTCTATACTTGAGTTTGATAACGACCTTAAATACAATAACTTAATTGAAACTATACGAGAAGAAGAACCAGTAAGGAAGATTTCGTTTAGTAATAACAATTAAAAAGGCTGAAAATTATGAAATCATATACATTTACATTACCGAAAAATACTAAGAGTGCAAAAACATATAAGGAGTCTTTAATGGACCGAGTAATTAACGCTTATCCTTGGATGACTGTAGAAAGTAAGAGTGATTATCCTTCTTGCAGTTATGGCATCGAATATGCTGGTGCAGGTGATATTATTACTTTAGGTTTAAGTAAGACTCATAATATTGGATGGTTGCCGAAGGAATGCGCTAATTGTCCGTTTAAGTGTTGGGGAGATAATGTAATTAATTTCGACTTAGAAACAGAATTCTTCAAGGCTATTAATGCACTTGATATTTATGCAAAGGAACATTGTCCGTTTGATGTTGACTATGACTTTAAAGATGAGTTTGGTACTCCGGTTAAAATCTTTGATAACTTCGTACAGATTGGTTATGAAGTAATTCCTATTGCATTTGGTTCTTTGAACTATTTAAAACCGAAGACAAAGAAAACTATTATTGATATCACGATTAATATTAAGAAACGTGGTTTGTTTTAATTAAAATATCTTATTCCATTTTATCAGAGATTATCAGAGCTTTATCAGAGGAATACAAAAAATAAAAGCTTTTATGATTGTATTACCAAAAGAAAAAGTAAAAGCTAAAGTAGAAAATCCTAGATTTTTGATTTTATTTGGTAAACCAAAAGCTGGGAAAACTACTTTAGTAGCAGCACTGGATAACAATCTAATTATTGATTTAGAAGGTGGTTCAGAGTTCTTAGAAGCATTAGCTGTACAAGCTAGATCTATAAAAGATTTAGGAGATATAGCTAATGCAATAAGAGAGATTAAAAAGGAAACTGGTAAATATCCTTATAAATATATTACTATAGATAATGCTACACGTCTAGAAGAGATGTGCATGAGCTTTGCTATACAGCTTTATAAAGCTACTCCAATGGGAAAGAAGTATGAAGGTACAGATTTAAGAACTTTACCTAATGGATCTGGTTATTTATATATAAGACAGGCTGTAAGAAAAGTTATTGACATGTTCCGTGGATTATGTGATAACTTTATACTTATTGGTCATACTAAAGATAAGTTGATTAATAAGAATGGCGAAGAAATGGCAGAAATGTCGCTTGATTTAGTAGGTGCGTTAGCAAATATTATATGTGGCGAAGCAGATGCTGTTGGCTATGTATATAGAAAGAAAAATGAGACACATATCTCATTTGAAGGTGGAGATAATTCTGTTATTGAAGCCAGAGCGCCTCATTTAAGAGGAAAGAATATAGTAATAGCAGAGAGTGATGAAAATAATAACATTACTACTTATTGGAATAAAGTTTATTTACCTGAATAATTAAAAATAAGATATTATGATATTTAGTACAGAATTAGCAAATGAAGTAAAGTTGTCAGATAATAGTAATAATACTAAGTACTTGGAAGCAGGTATTCATGACAATGTTAAGTTTGTATCCGCAAAGTTTGCAGAGTCTCCTACAGGGAAGAAGTTCATTGAATTTACTTTTGAAAAAGATGGTAAGAGTCTTGTTCATACTGAATGGGAACCAGCTGTTCGTGAAGGCGATACTGAAGAACAGAATCAAAGTAAAGCTACTAACCAGGTAACTCGCATTATGCGTATACTTAAGTGTTTCTATCCTAAGAATGTATTAGCATTCAGTGGCAGTTCTTATAAGGAGTTTGCTAACTGGGTAGTAACAATGCTTAATAGTGCTAATAAAGATATTTTACTTAAAGTAAAGATAGTTTATAATGATAAAGGTTATACTACACTTCCTAGTTATGTCAAGTTTGCCTCTATTGAGCCTATGAATATTCCTATGGGTTTCTATGAAGAAGGTAAGAATGAAAGCATGATTAGAGAAATTACAGGTATTGATCAGTTTACTAAGCCAATTGTTGCAGATAAGGAAATTAAAGAGGTTAACCCTCTTACTACTACTGTAAGTGATCAGCCTAGTGATGATCTGCCTTTCTAATTTTGTAGATAATCCTATAAGCCGCCTACGCTAGGCATAATATAGCGATACGTGAAGTGTGTAGAAATACACACTCACGTTTTTATGATAGTAATGGTTAATTAAGGTTCGATTCCTTAGCTATCACTAAAAATATATCATATGATTTACGATACAACAAAAATAAAAGATAATGCGAGTATTACTTTAGATTGGATATTGTCTAAAGTAACTGAGTATGATATATATGCAGCGTATATTGGTAATTTTAAAGTAGGCATGATATATAATTCACCATTGAGAAAGGATAAAACTCCTTCTTTTGGATGTTATTATAGTAAAAAAACTAAACAGTTAATGTTTAAAGATCATGGTACTGGAGAATGTGGTAATGTAATTAAGTTCATATCACTTTTTACAGGACTAACTAACTATTCAGATATACTCAATGATATAGTTAATAAACTTAAAATTACTAATGATACGAAACTCGTTAGCTCTAAGCAATATATACCGTCAACCGAGACAGTAATTGGTATTGTAAGACAAGACTTTACTCTAACAGATATCAATTACTGGTCTCAGTTTAATATTTCTACTACTACTCTAAAGAAGTTTGGAGTAAGTAGTATTAAATATTATTTGTGTAATGGTATTGTAAAGGGTATTTACAAGGATACTAATCCTATGTATGCTTATAAGGTTTATAATAACTTTAAGATATATAGACCTTTAGCAGATAAATATACAAAATGGCGTAATAACCTGACTGAGAACGACATTCAGGGGTTTAAACAGTTACCTAAAACTGGAGATATACTCATTATTACAAAGAGTATGAAAGACGTCATGTGTTTATATGAGATGGGTATTCCAGCAATAAGCCCATCATCAGAGTCTACATTTATCCCAGATAAGGCTCTAAACCAGCTTAAGAAGCGTTTTAAGACAATTTTAATTTGTTTCGATAGAGATGAAGCTGGTTGTAAATATCTTCGTAAAATAAGCCTTAAAACAGGCTTAAAACCATTCTTAGTACATAAGAAGTGGAAGGCAAAAGATATTTCAGATGCTATTAAAGCAAATTCTTTTGAATCTATAAAATTATGGATATATGAAGAGATAGAGAAAGAAAAAAGAAGGCAAAGTACGAAATGCAACTCCAAATGAATATGATGGAATTAAATTTCGTAGTAAACTTGAAACTTATACATATAAAAAGCTGAAAGAAGCAAATATAGATGCTGATTATGAACAGCATAGATATGAACTTCTTCCAGCTTTTACTTTTCATGGTAATAAAGTTAGAGCAATTACTTATTTACCAGACTTTGTTGGGAAAGATTTTATAATAGAATGTAAAGGATTTCCTACAGATGCTTTTCCATTAAAGGAGAAATTGTTCAAACGTCTACTCATGGATATATCCCCAAATTGTATGTATTATGTAGTACATACGCAAAAAGAAGTAAATACGTTAGTAGAACAATTAAAACAAAAAACTTGTTGATATTTATTACTCTAGTAGCATGCAAACTTACATTTAATTTATATGAAGATTTGTGCAATAAGTGATTTACACGGACATCTACCTGCAATACCAGATTGTGATGTTTTGTGTATAGCTGGTGATATAGTAGAATTAACAGTTCAAAGAGACTATAATGAAGCTAAGAAATGGTGGACAGTTAACTTTGTTAATTGGGTAGATACTTTACCCTGTAAAAAGGTATTTATAGTACCTGGAAACCATGATTTCTTATTAGAGTTTGAGTGGAATAAAGATGAATGTAGAGAATTCCAAGTATTATTAGATACATTAACATCTGATAAAGTAGAAATACTTATTGACTCTATAATTGAATATGAAGGAGTAACTTTCTATGGTACTCCTTGGATTGCTCCTATATACTGGCAAACATGGGCATTTGAAGATATTCAGAATGAATACGATGAGTATATATGCCCATATGAAAAGATACAAAATTGTGATATACTTATTACTCATGAAAATCCTAATTATAATGAAAAGCTTGAACATTACTGTTTTGGTAAATATAAGCATCATTTCTTTGGGCATTGGCATGATGGTATATCATATGGTCATTTAAATCAATATAACTGTAGTATATTAACTGACAGTTATCTTGAAAGAGAAAGACCTAAAATAGTAACAATAGAATTTAACAAAGAAGAACATGATAATTGATAAAGAGTATTACTCTGATAATACAAGAATATCAAATTCTTCTATTGGTTGGTTTTTGAAAAAAGGACCAAGATACTATCGAGATATGCTTGATGGTAAAGAAGAGGGATTAAAACTTCCTCAACTAGCTAAAGGCACTATGATACATGAATATATACTTCAACCAGAAGATTTCTGGAATGATTATATTATTCTTGATTATGAAGTGCCTAAAGTAAAACAACAAAAAGATTTCTGTGAGGCTTATGCTAACTCATTAGAGCTCATAGAAGACGATAAAAAGATTGCTGCATACAAATCTGCATACAGTAATTCAAAAAGCTCTGAAATCGTCTTAAAAGAAGCTACAGAGCTATGTAACCGTTATGCTGATTATATTAAAGCATTACAAAGCGAAAGAGATAATCGTAAAGTAATATCTTTTGCTGATTTAAATATGCTTAAAAATATTAAGAATAATATTGATAATCATAAAAAAGCAAAAGAGTTATTAGAAGATATTCCTGGAGTAGAATCTCATAATGAGTTTCATATTAACTGGGAATTACCTGTTGATGATTGGATTGCACCTTGTAAGTCTTTACTTGATAGATGTATATTCGATCATATAAATAAGAAGATTACTTTAATCGACTTAAAAACAACTAGCGATGTCTATAATTTTAAACATTCTGTAGAAGAGTTTGATTATTATAGACAGATAACTTATTACTTGCTTGCAATTAGTTGGTACATGAAAGATCAAGAAATTGATATTTCAGATTATGATTGTGAAGCATATATTATTGCTATTCAAACAAATAGTAATAATGAAATAAGAGTATTTAACATGTTTAATGAAACAGAGTTAGAATCTCAAAAAAACAAAATTATCACAGCATTATCAGAATTATCATATCATTATCAGAGTAATAATTGGGATCATACTCGCAATTATTATGAAGGTGATGGAATCGAAGAACTTTAAAACAAGATATCTAATAATGTTTTACTTATTTCCTATGATATGTGAAACAAAGAAAGACTTTGAAATACTCTACCATCCCAGAATGAAAGGAGTATACATAGGAGATACAAACAAACCAGAATGGGAAGAAAAAATAGTAATTCTATTTAAAACATGTGCACCAAAAAAATTTAAAGAATTCTTTAAAGAGAACACATATAGTTATATGAATTACTATGAAAACATAGATAATAATCTTTATGAAATATTATCATTTCAGATACCACCGAAATTCAAAAACGATCTAGCCAAGATATTAAACAACAAATTTTCGGAGGTATCGGCACCATTTAGAGAACATGTTGATTGGATTTCTTTTCCACAAAATAGTTACGACTATTGGACAAATAACAATTACTCACATGGTAAATTATGGGAAATAGAAAAACATGAAATAAAATTAAATCTAAATGGTGTATAATAAATAAGGGTATACTTAATTGTATACCCTTATTTTATATGTTTGAAGTAAGAACCCGAGCTAGCGAAATTCTATTATCTACCTTTTATAAAATATGTCATTTCATTTTGAATATTTTGGAATCTATGAATCTAACCAGAACCAGGAATAAGATTAACCAGTTTGTCCAATAACTTATTATCAATCATATGAGTATCATTGTTATATACTTCTGTAGGATTAGTAAACTACAGTAATACATTATGAACATCCTATATAACTCTTGTTGCAGGAAATGGATCACGGAAAATCTTAATAAAAGAAATTGGATTTAAAAAAGTTAAATCTGTATATAATCTATATGCCTAATATTTTAACATATTAACCACAACACTATCGTCATCATCGTCACCAGAACCGATACACATAAATATTAAGAATGCTAAAGTAGCTACAGCTAATTCAGTAACAGTTCTAACAATATTTTCACGTTCCCAATCCTTTAATTCTCCAAATCTTCTTGATGTAACTTTATTTCTTTCAGTTCCCTCAATCTACACTCCAACATAAGAAGCTAATCTTGGGAATAAATCTAACCCTATGTATCTACCAAATGTTCTATACATACCATTATTTCTAGTTTCTAAGGTATCATTATAGGTTTCTCTACCAACACGTCTTGCTATGAAATTCTATATCCATCTACGTAGAGACAATCCGAACCAACCTATGGCGTTACTTTCTACAGCAACTGCGGCATTTTTACCATCATAATTACCGTGCAACCCCATCAGTACTTCTCGCATCTTTAGAGATATAGAATTTTGTATATTAGGATTAAAATTAGCCACTCTACTATCCGTAATCTTTAGCTGATTGTTTTCATCAAAATCTATAAAATCATACATAGAACCTAACACGTTACCATTAGCGTCTTTAGCTTCCATTTTAAGCAGATAAGCTATTACAAATTTACCCTATATCCAGCGTTCCCCCAATGTAGATAAAGCGTGCCCATAATCACCTAACCCGTTAGACATTACTCCGCGTATTGTTACATTTTCAGTACCATCAAATATATGAAGCCATTGACATATCTTATTTAATTTACTTTCAGGAGTAACTCTGTACGCATCTGCAATCATGGTATTTATTTCACTCATAAATATTTTATGAGCTTTACCAAATGTCTTTAAATCAATATATTTACCGGCAAAAGCTTCTTCTAAACTATGAACATCTCCGGTAAGTATATTATTAATAGCAGATACCATGTTTAAACTCATTACCTTAGTAGATGAAAATCTACTTATAGCTTTTAAGAAAGAACCAACGTCTATCTTACGCTCCATATTAGGTAACCCTATTGTACCCATATCAGCAGTACGTTCACTATAAAATACCTATTTAACCCACGCATCAAATAAATTCTTCGTATGATATTGCACTTCGTTGGCCATTTGCTATGTATTAGAATTAGACTACTTGTCAGTATACGTAGATCTTGATGATAGCACAGATTGAGTATATATTACTAATTCTTCAAGCTATTGTTTTACTTTATATGTGTTAGCTGCATCATAATACCTTAAAAATATATCAGGAAGATTAAATGACTACCTTTCTTCAGTTAGATATTTACCGGTATACGGCATTGGTACTTGATATACTCTATTACCATTTTCATTAACAAACACTCCTCTAGCGACACCCTATTCATCTTCCATAATAGTAAATGCATCCTATATACCTAATTTAGCAGCCGAATATACAGAATGAGTTACAGCCTCTTCGTATTTACTCTTTATTACAGATGGTAATCTACCATTAAGTCTTAATGCAGTAGGTAAGTTATATGAGTTACCTTCATTACTACTTATTTCACTAAGTAATTCCCATAACTTACGTTTACTATCATCCCTACTTAAGGACATCATTTTTTCATACTTACTATTGTTATACTTTGGGTTAGGCTTTCGATACTTAATATCCAAAGTAACGTCTAAATTGACTAAAAAGTCTACAATATCAGAAGGTAATGGGTTAACTTTAGCATACATTAACTTTTGCCAACTAGTTTTAACACCTTTATCAAAATTATCGAATATGATTTTAATGTATTTTTCTCGGTCTTTTTGGTTCTTTATGGACTACTGAGCAAAAGCTGTAACTTGTGTTTTAAATTCTTCTGAATAAGCTTCTTGGTCTACTATTGGATTATTTTCATTATGCCATTCACGTATTGCTTGTCTCCTCTGATCGGCAGTCAATGTCTGTTTATTATTTAGATCATACATGAATAAATCTAAAGCGTTTCTATATTCCGACGAAATAGAACTAACCAAATAACATTTACCATCTTCAGTAATATCTACAAAATCGTCAAATACTTTACGCATATCGGATAAGTTACCATACCCATATTGTTTATAATAGGCTTTTAGTAGTTTGTCTAGTTTAGAACGCATAGATATAAACTTATGGTTGACTTCAAGCATACCGTTATCATAAGCTCTAACCATAGCCTGTACAAAAGGGTCAGCAGATTCATATACTGAAGAAAAATATTGTCCTACAGCGTTAGCTTCAAAGCAAGAATCAGCTATTTCAGTTTGAGCTTTTAACCACCTATTTTCTTCTTTTTTAAGGTATTCTTCATTAGCTGCAGCCCATTCATCAACAAACTGTTTTCTACGAGCTCTAAACTGTTTACCAGTTTCCCCATCTTTCATAGGATATTTCTTAGTATATTCATCTTCTTTTCTTTCTAAAATACGAGCCCTATAAGCGCTTATCCCAGAAGATATTGTGTTAAGATATAATTCTCTACCTTTACTAGTGTAAGCACCTTTAATTACAGCTATTTGCTGCTGCAGTATTGCGCAATTCTTGACTATTTTCTGCATATCTGATTTATTGAATAAGTCTTCATTAGCGTTAACAAAACTTAATAACTCTGATATAATATCATATGAAGTAGCAACTTGATAATATTGATGTAATTTCGACAAAGACCAACTCGCTTGATCTCCTTGTTTGTATAAATCTTGGAGAACGTCAACCATGTGCTTTAATTGATCTGACGAGTATTGTATATAAGACAGCATAGCATCAATCTCAGCCATATTATTTAGCTTATTTAATTGTACGGAACTACGATAAGCTGCAGCACTACGTCCTCTCAATCTATTAATTTGTGTTTGTGCATCTAATTTATTGCGTATTTTAGCAAGTATCTCTAATGCATCATCCATGGCTTTGACAAAACGTTTACCATCTTCTGGAGTAGCAAAATCAGAGTAGTCTTGATACATTTTAGCATTAATGTCACGCTTTACCGTAGAACTTTGCTAAATCCACTGTATACCGTGCTTTTTGTCATTTATAGGCTTGTTTTCAAATTCACCCTATTCATTTTCTGCAGAACCAAATATAGTACTAGCACCGATGTTAATAATTCCATCAACATCGTTTGTCTCATAAACTAGCGGTATAATACCTCTCTTAGTTACATTGATACCTATTTTTTGCATCATTTTTTGATACAATGATAACTGAAAATCGTAGCTCTCCTCACTGGATTTTGGGGAATACTTTTTACTATTAGCATATAAGAAACCACTAAATTTCTTACCGTTTTGTTTAGTATTTTTACCATTATGCTTAACCAATTTGGTTTTAAAGTCTAATACAATGTATTCTCCAGTTTTCTTATCACGCATTATTAAGTCAGCAGTACCAGCGGTAGCCACCTATTCATCATACAACATTGCTTCAGAAGCTACAAAATCGTAATCATTTAGTAGCTAGTTAACGAATAAATTAATTTTTATAGCTGCATCTCTAGATATACCACTGTATCTATTTACATTAAAATTACCAGTAAACGCGTCTTCAAAAATGCTATGTATTAATGTACCTCTAGCTCTTGCGTCATTAGATAATTTCTTTTGGTCCATATCTTCTAAGCTATCGTCATACGTACTATATCCATACTATTTCTTTCGTTCTGAAACAGACGTTAGTTCTATGTTAGTATCTCTAGAATGATAAACGTGCGAAGCTGAGTCAAATACTAAACCATTAGCCATCTTACTTAAAGCTAACTATGCCTCCTATACAGTTATATTAGCTGGTTGATTACGAATACCAAACAACTCGTTAGTCTTATTACCCAGGTCACGATTCTCTAAAAATGCATCTGTAATAGCTCCTAACAACGCTTTCTTATGCAATTCAGAACTAAAGAACGATTTAATCCAGTCTAGTAATTTAGTATACCATTTACGTTGTTCCCCATCTAATTCTATTACTTTCTTACCTATAGCTTGCACAAGAGCTTCTTCTGAACCAAACAGCTTTACGCCTTCTTTCATTATGGTAGCATCTTTAAACATTGCGTAATAGTAGTGAGCAAACTCGTGTGGTAAAGTATCAGCTTTACCATTTGCATAATCTATTAGTACTTTTAATGCTCCCAAGTCTATTTCACCAATATTACCATTTGAAAGAGATTCGACATATTCTACGGATAATTCTGGATATACTTCAGTAAGTACCCCTACTACTTTCTACGACGTTAAATGCTCTGCAGTAGTGGTATTCGGAGTACGGGAATTAACTTGCTATACTTTATCGTGTACACTTTCTATATTAATTATTACACGTTTTTTCAAAAAATCTTCTAAATAAACACCTTTATCAAATTGTATAACGGGTATCCCTTTAGTATTTGCTATAGTAGAATCTATTCCTTGTTTCCACAATTCTGATTCTTTTTCTTTACCACCTCTACCGATGTTTCTCTATATAAAGTCATCCTTTTGTAGATCTATTATTAAATCAAAGTCCTAAGCAAACATTCCAAGTAGATTATGTGGTGAGACAAATAAAATCTTACCTTCTCGTTTTGCTTTTTCTTTAACTCTATTCCATTCAGATGTTATAAACTAAACATATTCTGGATATTTTTGAGGATATATCAGGTATTCATTTCTAGCTTTTTTATATTCTGGAGTACCTTTTTTTGTTCCAGAATGCTATTCTATCCACTAATCCCTTTTTGTATTAAATTCTACATCCCAGTCTATAAACATATTTGTATACATACCTTTTTCAAAGGAATAAGTTTTACCTATAGCAGGATGACCAAATACTATACTTCCTGGGTTAAGAGTAACTATCTACTAAGAATTTACGTACTAATTTATAGCTTTAAATACATCGGTTATTTCTCCATTGTTACTATCCCAAATACGATACGCAGCCTCCATAGCTGCGTAATTCGTACCAGTTCTCTAGCCTCTTAATTCAGAAGATTTAAACTCTTCTATACTTAGGGGTTGCCCCCCGAGTTGTTGAACAATCTAATTAAACTGTTCAACAACTTCTTTATTACTTATATTAGGGCAAAACATATATTAACATTTTTTATTACTCTGTTCTTCAGAATTTTTATTCTGTTCAATCTATTGTAATAATTTGGTAGTTCCATCGTTATTTATAGATTGGTTAAGATATTGTAATGCATCATTCATCAATCTATATAGATCGGGAGTTCTTTCTTCTGTTATTTTAGCGATGGAGCTATTAGTCAGAAAATCATTATTAGGAATAACTACTCTATCAAAGTTGCCAGAGTTCCACAAATCGATTATATCTTTAATTTCATTTTGCAGAACTTCTTTTACTTCCTAAAAATCAGAATCATTAAACCTAGCCTATTCTAAATTCATACCAGGATGAGCTCCTTTAAAATATTTCATTGTAGATATTGGAGCTGCGTTAGGTAATCCTCTCAATACCGCAGTTGTTGGATTATTGTATGAACCAAAACCACCTTTACCATATTTTTCTTTATACCAAGAGCTTCCATATTCAGAACCACCAGACGTTCTATCAAGATTGTCTGTAAATATATATAACGTTCTCGGATTTGCTTCAGCAGTATGTCTGTTATAAGGTACTCTAGATGTTACTATATTAGAAGACTTTACACTTTCAGCAGAACTTCTACTTATTATATCCATTCCAGCAGGACCAATATATTTAACCATAGTTACTTGAGGATAAGTTTTGAATATAGATTCGGCAGCTTGCTGAACGTCATCCATACTATTAGCAAGTAAAGATACCACACCAGATAACTCTTTATTAGAACCAATGAATTTATATTCATCTCCTTTTTTAACTAACTGTTGGAACGTAGCTCCAACCTCTTTTGCTCTTTGAACGAAATCCATGTTGAATTGTGTAGGAGATTGTTCTAGTCTAGATAGCACCATATTGGTATTCTTTGGATTAGCGTCAAACATTCCTAAGTAAGGATCATCTGCTATTGGGAATGTTACATTACCCAATTCATCTACATCTAGCATATTTTGACCAATCATACCTTTTCTAGCATTTAATTCATCTTGAACTACGAAATCGTTGAGTTGACTATAATTAGTTGCGTTAAAGAGACTATATTTCTTATTATCCTTTCTCTTAGCTAAGAAATCTGTATTAAATAGCGATATTAAGTTGTTATCATAGTATGCTCCATCAACACGTATACGACTAGAATTATTACTATATTGCTAATAACCCAATTTGCTCATCATGTAGTATACCGGATTATAATAAGTCTTATCGGTTTTTTCATCATACAACTGTGAAACGTTCCCAAGTACATATAATGCCGGGGTACTAGTTCTGGATGTCTTAATTTTAACGTATTTTGCGTATCTCGCACCTCTCATATCAGTTCTAGCTTTAAACGCATACTTTTTAAATACAGCAACAGAACCATCACCACTTAACATTAAACCGAAGTTACTACCTGCGCCGTAAGTCTTAAATGTTTTGATATATTCATCATCACTGATAGATAACTGCAATATAGCTTGATTTACCAAACCGTCAATATCGTTAGCATATCTATCCTGAGCAATATATTCGTTCAATGTTATCTTACTACCATCTACATATGCCTCAATATTAGCAAGTTCTCTAATTGGTAAAGCATCGTAGAAGGTAGTTCTTACAGCTGTACCAAATGATGCATCAGTACCACCTGTTTGATAGAACTGCATTACAGCAGCATCAGTAATCCATTTTCTAACTTCAGGGTTAGAACTATGAAACATTTCAGCGATACTGTCTGTAACAGCTTGTTTAACAACAGGATCATTAGTAACCACATTATTTACTATAAAGAACATTGGAGCGTTAGATTTTTTACGTATAGGAGCATGTTTAATCATATCGAAGAAATCTACACCAATACCCTCTTGCATACACAATTGTTCTATTCTATCGTATCTCGCTATTACAGATCTCTGTTTATCACAAAACAGTGTATATAACGGTTTAGTATTTATAGTACCGTCTGGATTAGCAAATTCATTGATAACGTATTGGTCAAAGAATCCTTTTAATACTACTTGTTTTAACTTAGGAACAGCTCTACGTAAGAACTATTTACTAAATTGTCCTTTCTTATTAAATATAGTACACAATTTATCAGAAGCCTGTTTAAACGTTTGAGAATTCTCTAAGAATATGTTACCAAACATATCCATAGCAGTTCTAACAGAATTCAGTTTTTCTTTTAAGAACGATTGTTCAAACAAATTATAAGGAGACTCAAACATTAAGTTATATACTGAATTGAAATCGTCTACATTCTATAAGAAACCCATTAATTCAGTAGAATTCTTACCATACTTTTTAGTATCTACCTACGCTACAGTAATAGCCTATCTATACCTTTGAGCAATAGATTTCAAATAAGCATAAGCTTTAATATAATGCTCTTGCACTTCATCGTCGTATTCGTTAAGATTGTTTTTTAAAGCTTCTGTAGTGAATAATTCAGGTCTTATTTCAAACTTATCAACCTCTTCTTTAAGAGCTTTTACTCTGAAGATAGCTTCCTTTGAGTCATTTAACAATGACTCTACGTATGCTTTTACTCCAGGTTGTGCCAAGAATCTGAATGAATTATTACCAAATCCTCCAGCTATAAGCATACTAACTACATCAAATGTTTCGGCATTGATGTTAGAACGACCGATATAGTTATCCTTAACAGCATCTACTGCAGCATTGATCATAGCAGAAGTAGTATCGAGAATATATGCAACATTTATAATCGGTAAACCTTTGTCATCCTTTTCCTTTGTTCTTATGTATTCCATACCAAATCCGGTAATACCTATTTTCTCTAGCTAAGGATCGTTTATAAACCCTAAGTTACAAGTTTGAGTAAAGTACTGGAACACAGAATTAAGTGCCATAGGGCCAATAGTAGAATCAGAACCAGAGTTTTGAACTCTCATTTGTACCTGATGTGCAGGGTTTAAAGAGAATCCGTCAGAATTATTTTTCTCACTGTTATCTTTCATCTCTTTTGTCATTACTCGCTTAATAGGAGCTGTACATACGTCCAACGGGGTAGTTGTATGTAACATATTATTTTCGCTCGTAAGTACTGTTTGATAAATATCCAACAATAGATTTTCTCTTTGTTCAAGACTCAATTCATCTATGTGTTCTATTAAGTCTTCAATATTACTATATTTCTCTCTATAATTAACTCTTTCAATACCTCTATCTGTAACAGTATAATTATAAGTAGCAGTAAACAGTTTATCGATATCGAAGTCGGCACCAGTCAAAGCTGTAAGCGTAGTAGGTAACTAAATTATACCACCTTGAGTAGAAGGCAACACATCCACTATTTCAATAGCCATAGTAGAGTTTTGACCTTGAGTAGGTACACGGTAAGCTAACGAGTTAAGTTTATCTTTATTATCTAATATAAATCTACGTTTATCTGTAAAACTCTTGAAATCATTATATTTTGCAGATAATGCTTTGTTTTTCTTAGCTTTGTTTATAATATCGTTAAACAACATTATAGATATTCTAGCCTGCATTCTAGTAACCAATTTGCCATTCTCGTCATATTCTCCAGGAGATAATAATTCTTTATCGAATGACACACCCTTCTTCAACGGATGGTCTTGATCAAAACCAGCACTAACTATCTGATACAACGGTATACCTTTGATGTGTGTGTCTACAATTATTTTACCAACTTGAGATAACAGTCTAGTCTACATCTAATTTACACTAGGTAATAAAGCAGGATTAGTTATAAAGTTACCATCGGCATCTAATTGGAATGCATCTATTGTAGATTGTGCGGCACCAGATTCTTCTAATACCTCTCTTAGCTTTTTAACTAATGTCTATCTACCTTCTTTATCCAAAGAACCATCTGGTTTAAAACCATATTGAGATAAGAATTTATTAAAGCCTTCTTTAGTAAGAGAATTAAATACTTGTGAATACAACTTATTAAGGTTCTCACCAGATACTATTTGATTGCCAAAATTATAACTGTGCCCCACCGTGTTAAGCATTACCACTTTAGTAAGCTGTGTTAACAAAGAAGCATCATCGTGAGTATGCATATCAGTATCCAACTGTTTAAGTAGTTGGTCAAACCACTGTAAAGATGATGGAGCATTATATAAGGACTGATTAAATTTACCTTCGTGATCATATAGCTGATAACCGAACATACCTCCTGACTTGGTAGAAGAATCTAATTTAAGCACGTGTATATTCCTATCTAACATTAGTTTATACATGTGTTCTGCTTCATGATCTTCTGTGAATATCTTAAACAGAGGAGCAAGTGCAGTCTTATCATATACTGGTATGTATAGTTTATCTTCACGAGAAAGTATACCTCCCTAAGGTCTATTACCGTAATGAATATATTTTAAAGCGGTGGTATCAATCTTAGGAGTACCGTCTTCATTTTCGAGATAACTAAGTATTTTACCTCTATACTTTTCTCTCAATTCTCTGTGTACAGGAGAATTCCATTTATCTTCGGTATTGTACTAATAATCTCCATATAATATACGAGAATCGTGAACAAAACCTTCTAACTCAGCGTCACTTATACCAAGTACTTTTGCAGAATTTTTAATTACTTGCCAATCATTAGGATAAGCTTCTCTATTATTATAGAACTTATATAATTCATCATAATGTTCCATAAATATATAACAAGCCTCTTCCGTTTGATTCCAACCGTCATCACTGCGTTGTCTTAACTCTCTAAACATACTAGGAGAAATCCAAGTAGTAGCATCAGTATAATCTTGAGATAAGTAACCGGCGTAACGATTCAGAACATCTTTTACAATCGCTTGTGCAACTATTTCATCACCGTAATTTTCCAAGAAACTCTTATAAGGAGCGAATACACCATTAAACACTTCTTGTTTTATCTTACCGTCAGCATCAAGTAATTGTTTATAGTCGATTTTTGCGTTTACCTCAGCATCTTCTAAATTAACATCATAATCAATCGCTACATCAATGCCGAGTGTTTTTCTAACCAAACCTTCGTAAACATCATAATCTATCAATTTAGTAGTCTAAATAGTAAGCGTATTATACGTGCTACTTTCTGTTAAATCCCTACGCTCATCTACAGACAATTGATGCTTTTGAGTACCACTAGAAGCATTCAAACCAAACGTAGATACAGGACCAGAATAACGTTTAGTCATCTTATCAATAGTTTTACGATAACTTTTACCACCTGCGCCGTAATATGCCATATCCCCTTGAACAAGTTTCTCATATTCGAGTATATCTGACATATGACGTATTACAAATGTAGCTATCATCGCGTCCTTGATTTGGTCATCATTTAGAGTTTTATACGTTTTCTTGAATCCAGAAATAAGATTATTAGGTATAACATTATAAGCTTTAATAAGTTTCATATCACTTTTTGCGAAAGCGATATTGGGTAATAAAACTTCATTAGCCACAATGTTCAATAAATCCGCATTATCTACAGTTAACGTATTAATATCAATACCTCGTTCATTGAGCTTATCTGCAACTTTCTAAAAATGTCTATGCTTATAACCAGCTCCTTTTCTTAAATCTATATGCGCATCATCAAATGAAACTACTCTATCTTTACTATCCTTTACAGCTTCGTTTTTAGACGATTTAAAATGATAAGTAACGGTTAATTTATTTAACTCATTGTTTAACATTTGTATTGCATCTTCACGTAAATTTTCAGGTAAAATAGTAGCATTAAATAATTCTCTTTGTTGAGAAACGCTAAGATTAGAAAAACTTTCAACTGTATGATTGGTGCTAAGTATTTCATTAAGTCTAGAGATAAATTTATCCCTAGTATCTTTAGCTTGTTTAATAGCATTTACTTCATCTAAGAAATAACCGGCAAATATTTTTTTAGCACCTTCATTAACAATCATATTTGTACCAGAAGCCGATTTAATAAATGAAATAGGCTGTTCTAATGCTTCTATAACTACGCCTTGTAAGTCTGCTGAGAACTTTTTATTTGCCAATACAGGGAAAGCGTGATTACCTAACCATTTACCATTACCATCCATTTCAAGTACAGTAACCATACGATTTATGTATTCTTCCTTAGCAAAAGCAAATTTATCAGATTTAGAATTAGCATAGTCACCCTCAGACATGGTCTGTAAACGAGTATTCATTTTAGAATCCTTTAACTATTTACTATGCAACCACAAAGAATGTTCAGCATATGGACTTTTCATTTGATAGTTCTTCCATTCAGTAGCTTCACGTTCTTTAGAATCACTATTGTAGTGAGGTTTTGTCCATAATTTAAACAACCTACTAATATAGTTAAATGCCCCAATAGTGTATATTCTTACATTTTTAGGTCCGTTCTAAGACATTGACTTCTATTGTCTGGGAGAATACTTACCTAAGTTCTTTAAGAAATTCTGTACTTGAACATTATTATCTATTACTTTCTGTACTTTCTGTTTAATACTATCCTACTCAGACAATATATCTTTAACCGTTAGATTGGTAAAGCTAGTGTTTATCAAATTAAGTACATTCTTAAGAGTATCAACCTAAGCTTTAGAAATTCTATCATTTTCTACTAAGAAACGCATCAACATATCTACAGATTGTTTTAATTCTTGGTCACCTTCTACGAACATGCCAAAACCGTCTACTTGATACATCTTCTTAAGAAGATCTGTTAACCTTTCTTTAAATTTATTAATATCTATAGTTATGTTAGATAGTTGACTTATTGCTTTTTCTATAGCTTTCTTTTCTTCAGAACCATTGTATTTATTCTTTTCAACATCATATTCTCTACTACGATCAGCTAACGCCTCCATAATAGAACGGACTATGACTGCTCTAGCTTTAGTGGTAACCTCATTTACATTGCCACTAGTACTTCTAGCATTTATAACCTATGGTTTGACAATATTACCATCTTTATCGTGTTCTGCTTCAGTAACATCGTAAACGTTATTTTCAAAACTATGCTGATATCTACAAACGCTGACAAAGAACTTATTCTATAAGGATTTATTTACTTGAGGATCATCATCCTAAGTAAGACGTTCCAGAATTGCCGCTACATCTACCTGATCTTTATTCTACTCAAGTACGCTCATCATTTCTTTTTCAGAAATGCAGTCTTGAAGTAATTCAGTAAACCTGATATACAATTGACCTGGATTATCATAGTTAAACATACCATTTGAGTTATACTTATTATTTCTAGAATCTTCAGAAGTAATAGTATAGAATAATATTTTAACAGATAATGCTGCGCTATTCCACATATTTCTTTGTAACGAATCTCTCTCTTCAGAGAAACCTAAATTCAGAGATTCTTCGTCAGCAAGTTCTGGATCTTCGTCAGATGTTAATTCTTCAGTATCTTCTATATTTTGATCTACTCCTTCATTAATTTCTTGAGTTTCATTATCTTCGAGAGTTGATAATAATTGATTAGGGTCTTTCTTTTGATTAGATATTTTAAATTGTCTACGTAACGTATCATTTATAATGCCTTTCCAAGCTTTCCAAGCTTCATCAGTAAGTATGGTATCATAAATAGTTTTAAGGTTATTAAACCTAATTACATTATCAAAGTCATTGCGTTCAAATGCTTCCATAATGCGTTGACTAAGACCGTTATAATCCGCTTGAAGTTCCCCACGTATACCATCAAGTGCCGCATCAATATCTGTATAATTATGAACAGTATCCAGTAATTTACTATTATTTACTACTTTATCAAGTAATGTTCTAAGTATCTAATTACGTTCAGTAATAGTTCTAGCAATAATAGTACCTTTACTGTCAGTTATACCAGACATTGGAGCAGTCCTAAATATCATTCTAAATAATTTGAAGTTATTTTTAGTAGCTTTTGCATACGCATATCTACCGCTATACATATCCTAGAATAGTTTATCAATGCCTCTGTAATTAGGGTGAGTACGCAAACCAAATATCTTACGTATCATCTTAGAACCAGTATCATATACTTTCTAGAAGAACTTAACAAACTTATTATTACTGTAAAAACCATCTACACCCTGATTAGAATATTTATTTACGAAATCCTTAAACAGATCTGCTGCAAACTCTTCAACCTACTGGTCAGTCATATCTGCTGTTTCGGGATAAGTACTTCTAATATCCGAGTATAACTGTTTTCTTTCTTTTTCAGACAGCACAAACAAACTAATTCTGTGGAATGCTTCATGATCCATTACACCAGCAGCTACTTGACCATTAGCAGATTTATATATGCGCATAAATGATTCACAACATTGACCAAACACGTATACATATGCCCTACGATTGGTATCAAAAGTAAATGGAATATCACTAGTAAACTGAATCTCAGGATTACCCAGTATTCTTATAGCTCTCGCCTATGCGGTTCTATAATCCTCTTTTTCAACGTGATTATCTAAGAACTATACGGCTTTACCGTAAAGAGGGTTAGATCTACGCCATTCTTTATACTTATAAAATAAATCAGCTAAATTAGTTTTGTATAGATCTTGAGTAAACTTACCTAGATCCGTTATCATTCCGTGATTTTTACCATACTCTAATATTACAGATCTTATATAATCCATATCTTCTGTAATATTTGAAGTAGCTAATTTAAAGTAATTCAAATTATTTAATAAAGAAGCAGCAATTTTTTCAACTTCATTTAAATTACTTGCTGGAGCGATTGAAGCACTTGTTACCGGTGTTACAGTAGCTGCTACAGTAGGAGTAGTTGCAGTTGGAGTAGTGCCCTAAGATAGATTTATAGGAGATGCAGTAGGTTTTACAGATTGTGAGACAGCAGCAGGAACAATGTCAGGGGCAGCAGAAACAGGTGCACCTTGTAATTGTATAGGCGATGCTGGAGCTGCTGGAGCAGCTATTTGCGGTGCTGCAAAAGGAACAGGCGTCTGAGATACCTATGCAATCTACTGTTGAACCTATTGTTGCGTAGGTTGAATCGAAACTTGCTGTACTACTTCTTGGGTAAGAGGTATTCTTACTTTTACCGTTTTACCGGTGTTATCCACAACATTGACATTATACGCCTTATAAGGAGTTCCGTCTGCTTTAGTTTCACTCTACATTTGTTTTAGAAGACTTAAAAGTTCTTCTTGAGTGAACTACCTAGACCCATTTACACTATAAATATCATAACCGTTTGTAACATCTGATAACCCATTTTTAGCAGCTTCCTAGATAATAAAATTACTCAATGCGTCTACAGTATAATCTATTTTCTAAGTTACTTGTTGAGTTACTATCTAAGGCTGTTCTACTGCTTGTTGAGGTTGATTAATTTGCTGAGAGAACTAACCTACTGGTATAAATGATTCTGTTGCAGCAGCTCTTGCGCTAGCTGCACTGTTTGAATTTTTAGGGTTACTAGGATTAGGTATGGCGTCGTTACCAGTAAACGGAGTATCTAGAGCAACTATAACGTTACTATACATTCTAGCACCTTTATCTGGGTTTATATCACTTCTAACTACACCTTTACTAATAACATAATGTTGATAGTTTTCTTCAGCGTCTAATTCAAATACATAGCTTTCTTTAACTAACCCACTTCTTTTAAACTCAGAATCATCAGTAAGTTCAATCTTTGCAGATAAACCAACATTTGCATTGTCATTTAGTAATTTAGCTCTATCTACTCTAATTTGCTTTCTGTCCTATAAGAATTGAATCAATTCGCTAATATTAGTATCGTCTAATGTTTTGGAACCGAAATGAATCTAACCGCTATTATCAACAAATAGCAAATTAGCAAATGCGCTACTAGAACTATCATTTTCTATTCCTTCTGTACCTATGTGAATAATAGATTCTAGTAATTGACTTACTGTAGCATCTGTAGTAATACGGTATCCTGGTACAATGTTAGAAGGAATGTTACCGTTATATGACAGCTCTCCAGTACGTACCGCGTCTAGTATTTTAGCGATAAATGTAGCTTGATGTATAGCTAATTTTCTACCATTTAAATGTACAATTCTACGCTTACCAGATGAGTTCATAAAGGATGGTACGATTAAGTATACACCACCAGGTTGGCCTACTGCTTCATTAACTGCAACAAAGTTACCAGAACCATCTCCACGCAGTAAACGAGCTTTACCAGTACTTTCGTTATAAGAACCTACAGCAAACTGTACTCTAGAATGTCTACCGTCTTCTTCAAATTGTTGCTTTTCTTCTGCAGAAGCTTGCTCTTTTAATGTTTCTGTTAACTGGCCAGCAACATTTTCAAGCATTTTATCAAACTCGTCCTTTAATTTGCCATAAATTATGTCTACAGCATCTAGAACTTTATTTCTCTCAGTTACTTCTTCACCATTTTCGTCTTTGAAATGTATCTTTCCGTATTCATCATAAAGATCTTTAAACGCTTCATAATTCTTAAAAATGTCATACTGGCTGTTTAAATAATCAATAAGTACTTTTATATCTGATTTATTATTAATTACTTCTTTATAAACATCATATAGACCATCCAATACTTGTTTTTTGTTCTGTTGTATAAGTTCTTGCTCTGCTTCAAGATCTGTAATAGCATTAATTACATTGCCTTCTTCATCTACGTCTTGTGTACGTACAGACTTACTAGCAAAGTCAGCCAAATCAAAGTAATAAACGCCATTTACTTCTTTTATATGTAGACAGTCGATGTCATTTAAGTTGCTATTTATTACTTTACCTGATTTAGCAAAGAATCTTTTATTAGCAACAGGGCCGTTATTAGGATAGTCTGTACCACTCATCAGCATATCTGTCAAATTAGACACATTGGTAAGTCTACCAAAATGTCTATTCCTAATATATTTACTAATCAAATCAATTGCTGCAGCTTCCCTTTCCTCTGGAGTAAGTGTAACGTTCGGATTTGGAGTAAATTCAAATCTAACCTGATTAGAATCTACAAAGTCTTCAAAGAACTGTTGAGGATTTGTAACAGCATCTATAGCTTCATCCAATTTATTTAGTAATTCAGCAATTCTTTGATTGCTCATTTTAACAGGATTATTAGGGTCACCAAGAGTCCTAAATTCACCATCTTCATCCTTTATAAGGACTCTAACGCTTCCAGGTTTTCCTGTTTTTCTATCACCAGGTTTGTGAAATCTACCGCTATCTATGTATTGAGCAACCTACTGCGGACTTACAATCTGTTTTGTACCTCTACTTATATTCTCATTCTTGTATGATAAAAATAAATTAGGGAATTCATCCTAGATCAAAGCAAACAACCTATCAATTCTATTAGACTTTTCTACTGATTGTAATTTAGTCGATGTAGACGTATAATTAATAGGACCAAACACTGTAGTATTAGCAATACTACCTGCCGCAAAAGAGTCCCTTAAGATTAAACCATCCCCATAACGTATACCATCTAATACAATTTTTTCAAGTATAGTTAAATCTGTATCTTTACCATCCTGTTTATGTTTCTACTTTAGCTGTTCTACAGTAACTTCTTTACCGAGTATATCGCTAAGCTGTTCTGCGAAACTATTGTATATTTGTTCGCTATTTGGTAAAGAGAAAACTTTTTGTACTTGCTCAGTGTACATTTTAGTTAATTCTTCGACTGTAAGTACATCAGATTCTGGTAATTGGGCCAAACGCTTACCGTCAACATCGTAGAATACAGGAGATTCCGGATTAAACTGAGGATTTTCAAACTTTTGATTATACTTTTCAAATGTTATTTCAACACTACCACGTTCGATATGAATTGTAGATGCATATGGTTTTTGTTTTCTATTACGCTGATTTTCTTTCTCAGCAGTATCATCAAAACCATCCTGTGTATTAAATTGCATAGTTTCATCCTATTCATCTCTTCTTTCTTCTGCAGTAATTGCAGATTCATTCTCTTTCTTACGATTGTGAGCCTGTTGTAAGAATGATTTAACCATTGCATATCTCCATTGGAATTTAGTAGTAAATTTACCATCTTGATTATATGCATTTGATTCATCTTTTAAATCTGCTAATACCAATGGTACATACAATTTACCAGCTTTATCACCTTTACCATATCTAGGGTTACTTAAGTATGCCTACATCGGTAAAAAACGAATTATCTCCATTAGCTGTGCTCTAGTTATCTCTACAGCATACTCTGGTTTAGCTGGATCAGAAGATTCTAAAGTGATAGTATCTGTTGGAGATTGCTCGTTGACTGGTTTTTGCAGCATTGCGTCAGCATCTTCTAAGAATTTTTGTAGTATATCCTTCTTACCTACAGATTTTGCATGTGCCGCTTGCTTTACCAATTTATTAAACAGTTTGATAGAACGTTTAATTGCATTTTTTCTTTGTTCGCTAACAGTACCCCACGAATCAACTTTAGTTTCATCCATAGAGTATGAAAAGAAACCGCTCCACCATTTAGCTTGATAATATGGAGAGCTAAGCACTGAAGTAGCTTTCTTGTTATTAGTATCTCCCAATGAATAAGCAATGGCGCGCTTTATCTCTGATTCTTCATTTTCTGCCTCTAAATCTCCAATTTCTTTACGTATTTGCTCACTAGTAACACGTAACACGTTTTTATATTGAACTGCAGAAATACCCGGATTAGTAAGTCTTCTAGAACGTTCAGCAACGGCTCTTTCTTTAAGAACTTCATTTGTAATTTTATAAGATTCATTTAAAGTAACCTTAGTACCGTCGTTATTTTGATAATATAACTTATCTAAGAGCTCGTCACCATATTTAACGTTAAGTACAGAAGCTACATCTATGTTATCTAAAGCTTGCTTAGTTTTATTTATTAAATCCTAAGTGTTCTCAATCATATTATATAGGCTAGTATAAACAGATAGATTAACTTCACTTTCATTAGGATCTATCTTATCAATATCATTTTGATAAGCTTTTAATTGATTCTGTAAAGCGCGTAAATTGATTTGTAATCTTTCTTTGTCCAACACACTCCCATCCTTCTTAACATTAAGAACTAACTCTAAACCGTTATTTTCAGAGTATACAGATTTGCTTAAATCTACGGTATATAGATTGCCTTCGTCATCAGTAAATGTTTTGTTATCAGTCTTTAATGGCTTTCCACCCTTACTTAAGAATTTACCAGGAATATTATACTTAAACTGTCTAGCTTGCGCCTCATCGTTAATTATGTTAGTATTGATAACATCTGTTAATAAATTATTTACCATATCCAACGCTTGCTACATTTGAGGATTGTTACTTCCCTCAAACATTTTACGTATACTCTATAATTGGTACTGGAGCGCCCTTACTTTACTTTGCTTACTACCATTTGCAGCTTCTTGAATATTATTAGCATACTGTAATGCAGTATTTAATTGTTGATATAATTCAGATCCTTTATCTAATGAAGCTACAAATGCTTCAAACCTATTTATATTTTTAGTAAGATTCTCATCAATTTCATCCAAACGTTCACCTATCTATTGTTCTGTAGCTTTAGCTAACCATTTTCTAACAGATGAATACTTTTCCTAATTTGATTCTGTACCTGTATTCTGTGACTTTTCAAAAGACTGTTGTGATTCAAATGATTCGTGTTTTGCCTTACGGTATTGTTTTATTAACTCTTTTATTTTTTCTGGTTTACCATGAAGTAATTCATCCAAATCTTTTTCGGCCTATATTGCGGTAAGCTTACTCATAATACCATTATCACGAGCTACAACATATCTTTGCATATCTTCAGGGCTCATACCACTGTTAGTGAACACTGTACCTATACCCTTATCGTGTTTTGTCTGCTCATCTAATGCCGCAAATTCAGCAGCAGTACTATTACCGTAATCAGCTAACTCTTTTAACTTAACCTACTACTCTAAATCTAACTGTCCAAGAGAGTCTATTAATTCATTGTGTTGTTTCTCATTAACTTCTATTAATTGGTCAAAGGCTTCCAGTACCTTCTGTTGATTTTCAGTTAAAGATAAAGGAGAATTTCCTTGTAAGGCTTCTCTTTGTGCGGCTAAAAAAGTAGATTCCTATTGCGCTCTAGCCATACGTAAATTATACATGTGTTGATTAGACCACAGTATACTAAATAACAAGTCATTGGGTACCTCTTGTGGTAAACCAAGACTACGCTTTATTTTTGTAAAATGCTCATCTGTTACGTTACTACGTATAGCTTGTTGAGTATTTAGAGATAATTTATCAAACAAGTTCTTCTAATTCTCAGCATTATTTTTTTCATATTGGCCCATCGTAGTGATAGCATAATACGCATCTTGCATATCTGTATCTACTGCAGATTTAGAATATCTCTTATAATTTCTTTTTAATTCTTTAAGTTTGTTATTTAAATTTTTACGAGTATTATCGCCGATAGATTCGTCTTCTAATTGCTTCTGAATATCGGATATTTGCTTACTAATGTTATTTAACTCTTCCATAGTATGCCCCTTAATTGGAGATACTTGCGCAAAATCACCACTGATTCTTTTCCACGACGGATCCAATATATTTTTCTTATATGCAAACAATGTTTTTGCTGTTTCAGCTTGCATATCTATAAATTCATCAATAGCTTCGTCAGTTAGTTCTCCAGTCTACGGCTTTATGGGATCACCATTAGCATCTTTAAGGTTACGATTTACAGGACCTATTATTTTGTATAACGCGTCTGTATCAATTTTCCATCTACGAGTAGTTTTACCGTCTTTACTTGTCTTAGCACTTTTTAATTCATCTCTTAAATAATTTAATGTTTGTTCGTAATCAGACGAATTAACAAAATCATACTTACGCATGTTTCTGAAGAAGGTCTCTATTCCATTGATGTCAGCATTTTTAGATAAAGATTCTTCTATAAATTTACCCATACCGTAAGCTCTTTCTACTCCTTTATAAGTTTCATAAAAGTTCTTAGCAGAAACAGCGGCGCTCTGAGGGGAAAGTAATGACAGTAGACCACCAGCCCACATTTCCTCTTGTAACTGTAAATCGTTTTTGTATTTGGAGTTAAGGCCTAAAAAAGATAAACCAGATTCAGTTCTAAATAACAGATTATCAAACATATCAGACAGTACATTACCGCTAGTTATAGCGTCAATAAAACTGTCTTCAGCTCGTTCTTCATCGTATTTACCTTCCATGAACTCTTTTTGGATAATACCTTGAGCGCCTTCTTCAGTACCTTCTTCGATAAAATTAAGACCCACTCTCTTAAGAGTACCTGCACCATAGTGTTTTAAAGCTTTAAGACGCATCTTACCAGCTAATTTAGATATATCTAAATTAGTTTTCATTGTAACATCTTGAAGATAACTCAAAGGATTTAATTTATTAGTAGCCTCACCAATTTTAGTACCAGCCCCTATATATTTACCAACTCCTTTAGCAAGAGTTAATGGTTTTAATGGAGTGTATGAAATCACATCTGTAAAGAATTCTCCAGCACCTAGAGCATTATTCCTTTCATACACACGTCTAGTGCCAGTAAAGGCATCGTCCATTGCTTGAGCTAATTCATATCCGCCAGTAAAATTGTATTTAAAACGAGTGTCAGCAGCAGCCATGCCAACAATTTCATCGTCGGTTATATCACTTAAATCTGGGTATCCTAATTCTTTGGCTTGTTCCCTAAAATTATTAGCTATATCATGAACATTTAAGTTCTTATCTGCCATTATATCAAGTAATCTATCTTTATAGGCGCTATAAGCCTCCATGTGTGATTCTTGCTCACGTGCTTTTGCTCCACCAACTACTTGACCAATAATAGCTCCACCAATACCAGCAACTAAACCACTAATACCTCCGGCTATAGTACCTAACGGACCACCAACAGAACCGACTGCAGCACCTGCTTTCATTAAAGCTAACGATGAACCAATACCAGCTGCTAAAGATGCAGCTTGCTCTTTCCAAGAAGAAGAGGACAGTCCTTGTGTAGCAGGTTGTGTATAAAACCAATTACCTAATTTAGAGGTTTGTTCAGATTTACGAGTATAATAACTACTTACTTCATGACTGTTTTTCCAATCTTCAATGTCTTTTAGATCGGTCTAATAATCTTCAAATGCGTCATCGTAATCTCTGATAGCTTTGTTTCTTATATCTTCCAACTTATTCATGTTTTCCCATATATCGGAAGAATCAAATTTGCCATCCTTAAGTAAGCTATTATAATCAGCGTTGGAAGCAATTATATTCTGTAAACTATCATTATCTATATCTTTATTAGATATAATGTTCAATAAGCTTTCGACTCTTTCTTTATCTCTTGTTGCAGCTATCATTCTGTCTTTGTCGTCCATTAACTATCCTTCATTCATGTTAATCATGAATGTAGTTCTAGCGTCAGCATTAAACATAAAGAAAGGATAACTGTTAAAGAAATCGTCATCAGATGCACTAGACTCATCGGCTAAACTACGAGCTGCCCCTCTAGTCCAATCATCTGTTAACGATCTAGAAGGAGCATACCCAACATTACCACGAAGTTTTTCAAAATAACCATAATCTGAAGCAGATTCTTTTATCAATTCGTCATTCATTTTATTATCTTAAATTTATCCATGTCGTAGTCTAAGGACTCTGTATGGCTGTTTGTTGTTCATTGGCTTTATTTAATTCTGTAGACGCGTTTATCTATTCTCTATAATATGCGTCAAGTCTGAATTTAGTTGCAGGTGGGACTGTTTTGTTTATAACAATTGGTACTTCTACATAATCAACGTCTTTTCCAACAGTCTTACCTTTTTCATTTGTTTTAGTTATAAACTAAGTATCTCCAGATAAACCTTCGTCATTATATATTTCTGGTAAATCGTAATCTGACCACCAGGGTGAAGTTTCATTTATTTTATCTACTGGAACTTTAACTGTAACCTGAAATGCGTATTCATAAGGATCAGTACCTTGCACTGGAGTATAACCGTTTAGTGCTACTATTTCCAAATTACCATATTTACCAGAAGCAGTATTGTTACGAATGCTAAATGCTTCGTTTTCCCAAGATAACCAACTAGGATCAGTTGTACCAATAAGAGTTAAATTTTTATCTAGTCCTCTTTTACTATAATTCTAAGTTCTAGCAGCCTCATCAGCATCCGATCTAAATTTAGGGTAATTATAGTATAGATAATCAAAACTAGATTTAGCTGCATCAAAATCTGCAGTTTGAGTTGTAATTTTGTTATCTTTATCTACGCCAAATACGGCAGACAATATTAAATCCTAATCAGGTTTATTTATTTTCAAATCACCCATGGTAGATCTAACTGCTGCATCAACACCTCGTAAACCTGAAGAAGAAATTTTATTAAACAGATTATTTAAAGGATTTTCAGAAGAATCATTTATGTTGAGATATGAACGCAAAGTACTATATGCCATTTCTGTAGACAACAACTCATTATGTGTTTTAGCATTCTTTATTATACCTTCATTTATCTGATTATACTTAATACGTAGCGGATCATTTTCATCGAGTAACTAAGAAGAGTTAGTAATCATGGTCTACAATAACTCTAATCCTATATTACCGTTCTATATATCCTATTCACTTATCGCTCCATTTTGTAAAAGTATTTTTAACTAAGCATTTATCATATTAGCTGTAATAGGATTCTGAGCAAACTCTCCATAGATACTTTTTATTTTCTGCGCATCCACTAAGTTATCAGCTTTAATAATTTTACCTATTTCAGGGTTTGCTAATTTTGTAGATTCCGCTTTCCTGCGCATGGCATCTGCCTGTAGCACATTCAAATCAGTAGGATATAAGAATGGTAATCCTTGGTCACCCTACTTACCTTTATTTTTAGCATCCAGCTCTCTCTACTTCAAGGTAAGAGCTAATGATGCTTGGTCTATTACAGGAGTTTCTATTAACTTATCTGACTATTCTGTAGTAAGAGCGTCAATGAACGACTCTCTTATTTCAGAGAAACTGGCATAAGGATTAACATTTTTATACATTTTACTAAATCTATCAAAATGTCTTTGACCTGCAGTAGTACTAAGTATATCATCTGCATGATCACTAAGAGAACGTCTAACATCGGCTCTACTAATTGCCATCCAATTGGTAAAAGGCATAGTAGCTCCGCTATTTGGAGCTTTTCCTTTATAAAAAGTGGGTTTGAGATCCTTAACGTACTCTCTACCTAATTCTTCCATATTTCTGTATTTGTCTGGAGATATATTAGTCATAATACCACTATTTCTAGTACTCCAATTGCGTAAATCAGAATATCTTGGATCATCAAACCAATCTGCGTATAAACCTTGTGCTCTTAACGCGGCTTTAGCTTTTTCACGAGTATCCATATTCTCAGCACTTTTGCGAAGATTGGCCAAATGTAAATAGTCTATACTATTCAAACCTGTATAAAATCTAGATCTAAACGAAGCATCTTTCATAATATCTGGATTAGCCGCAGCTTCGTTTATTAATCCCTATAATACACCAATAGTTGAATCACGATAGTCTTGTACATCTACATCTGAAATAGAAGAAAATTCACCAAATTTCTAAAGAGCAGAAGACATTTCTTCACTTGCTTTACGAACTGTATCTGCTTGTTCTTTACCTATCCTATATAATTCACCAAAGTTAATAGGTGCATATGTATTTAATATAGGAGCTTCCGCTGCTCTATCATATCTATTAGCCTACATTGTTACCTCCTTTTCTTAACCATTTATTAAACTGTCTAATAGTATCTGCTGTATAACCGGATTGCAAGAACGGAGCGAACATAGCTAACATTGCATTATCTCTAGCCTCTTGATTACTCATTAATTCTCTATTCTGAGCCCATTGGCTTAACTGACTTAAACCAGCCCTACGTATGTTTCTAGTAGTAGCTCTATTCTGAGCATTAGCTTCATTAGCCATATTCGTAGCATTAACCCATTGCTGTCCTAAACTATTCATAGTATTAGCATAATCACCTAAGTATTGGTTATTAACATTACTTTCTTGAGATCTTAAACTAGCTATAGCTCTGTCAGTATTAACAGCTGACTGTAATCTATAAGCTAAGTTAGCTCCTGTATTGGTATTAATTTGGCTAGCATTATAATTACTAGTAGCTCTATTACGATTTAAATCTTCAATAGCAGGACTAATATCATACCTACGTCTACGCATAGTATTAGCAATGCTTGTAGCATAAGGATTATACACTGCATCAACTGTTTCAGGTCTACTAGTAAATAGATTAGACATAACAGGAGTTAAAGAAGCTATACCTGACAATGCGCTTCCCACTTTATCAAATAATTTATTACGTCTATCTGCTCTAGTTTCTCTATAACTAATATCATTAGGTGTGGCACTAGGAGACTCTATAGTATCATAATCTGTATCATATACAGGATCTACTGATGGAGCATCATACCAAGTAAATGGTAATTCTGGTTTGCCTTCATCAATTAATCCTGTGCTTGTAGAAGGACTAGTTCCTTGTACAGACATAGTTTTATGTCTACTATTAGTTCTGCCAATAGTATCACCTAAAGCAGCAGCTTGTATCTACTTAGTCTTAGGTTTAATACCTTTACTTTGTTTAACAGATTCCTACATAGCAAACAACTAATCATGAATCATATTATTGTTCATTTCATTTAGTTTTGCTGCATTCTCTGCAAATCTGTCATTATACTTACTTTTCTTTTTTGCCATCATTTTCTCACCAAGTTGTGCAAATGTTTCTTTTCTACCAGGTACTTTAAGCTTATCACTTAATACTCTACTGCCTTCAGGTAAACTAACTAAATTACTATCAGTAGGATTATTATTCTCTGGTACTTTACTTATACTTCCATCTGGAGTCTATATTAATTCACCATCATCTACATATGCTAAAGAAGAGGACGTTCCTCCATTAGCCATAGTATCTGTATTCATCCCAATCATATCATCATACACTTCACTTTGCAGGTAATTAGTACCTTGCACAGCAGCTCTATTGCTATAAGCATTCTTCTTAATTGCTGCTCTTTTCCTACGAAGTTTTCTATTACCAAATGCTCCAATTAGACCACTACCAAGACTACCTTCATCATAATCAGTAAAAGAAGTCATTCTAGCCTCTTCACCGGATCTACCTATTAGCCCTATGCCTGCTCCTACAGCAGCACCAATTGGACCAGCAACTTTATAACCAGTAGCTGCACCACTAGCTATGTCACTTACAGATTGTGCAGCAGCTTGCCCTCCTGTAGTAGCGTTAGATTTCTAAAAAGGAGTAGTTAAAGTATTTAGTACATCAGGAGCATTTTCAAGCGCATTGTTCCCAATTTCTTTAAATTGAGTTCCAAATGCATATGCTGGTACTTTTGTTTTCTTTTTACTTTTCATATTAAATTAATGAATTTCTGTATGTTGTTGTAATCTATGGTATTTCAAAAGTATGATCTATATCAGAATCTAACTCATAATCGCATATCATATACTTACCTCTTAACCTGGCAGGTAACGATAATGCATCTTCATTCTTATCTGCTCTAGGTATAGGGAATCTAAATGTATCTTCTCTATAATCGGTTATTATATGTTGTTCAGGAGTAATAACATTACCTTCTTCATCAAGTTCTTCTTCAGTATGCTCTCTAATAGCTTCTTGATGTTTGGTACTGAATTTCATATAATCTATGATATCGTCCTTAATAGACTCTTGATTACCATCTCTAAACTCTCCTTGTAATCTAACATTATCAAATACTTTAGTATAAGGAGCATTCTTATTAATAACTATTTCTAATTTAGCTTTTCTATCTAAAGGAGTTAACCCTATTACTCCAGTATCATGTATAGTATGCAATTCATTGTCTTTTATTGCTACTACTCTATCAGAAATAGGTAACGACCATTTAGGATTAAATGTATAGAAAGATGTAAATCTACCTAACTACTCATTAAATACTAGTGGTTTATTTAGTACATTAAACCACACCTCGTTATACTTCTTATCAAATAAAGACATAGCTTTAGCCCTATCTTCTTTAATGTTTTTATTAAAGTAAGATTGTACCTGCTTTTCTTTAGATAACTAACTTACTTGACCTGTATAAGAACATATTTCGTTCTTATCATAATCGTACCAATAAAGCACATTATCTGAATTAATTATACTCTTGTCATTCTTAATAGACGAACCATTAGTAGTAGTTACGTAGTCGAATCTACTTAATATACCACCAGTACCTAATACTAGTTGATTTACATTATCGTCAGTAATAAGTGATCTTTCATTGACAGAAGCTACTCCTACTCCAGTATCTTGGAAATAGAATAGTCTATCTTTGAATACTTTTAGATTGGTTATGTCTCCCCACTGATTATCTACATCTAAGTAATCAGCTACTTTGAATTTAGACCACTAATCTATTACTTCATTATTAGTCTTAGCCTATGAAGTTAATATTCTATTAGTATACCTTACGTCTTTATCAGCATACATAGAATTAGGTACATATAATTTACCAGTATTCTATGCGGAATAAACAGAATTATATACAAAGTAAGGAAGATCTTGTACGTGTATATCCTACATCTAAGTAGGCTCTAACTGCAACCAAGAGTCTGCAAAATTTGAACTAGTTACCGTTCTATGAATCTGATCTCCGTGGAATAAATTCATATTAATAGAACTTTCAAATGGTATATAAGCTCCTATATAATTCTTCATTCCGTCCCATTCTTTAGCATCAGGTAATTGGAATAGCATGGTATTAGGATAATCTAATAAGCTTAGATAAGTATCTCCTCCAAATACATACTTACTGTCGTGTGCTGCTATACTTATGTATACAGAATTCTGTCTAGATGAGAATGTATTACCACCATATATAGAATTACCATCACGTTTAACATTAAATACAGGAATAGCATTAGTAGAATCAAAAGGATGAAGTTCTGGATATTTACTAGTAGGTACGCTATTAAATCCAGAGAATACATTCTATAATTCTGGTACATGGGCTATAATACACGGACCAGCTGGGCCTTGTAATGATTGATTATCATTGTGAATAAAGTCAGACATAGAATAATTAGTATAAGTTCTATTACCAACATTTATTCTTTTAGCTACAACATCAGGAGCTCCATACATATTATAGTCTATATTAGGTGGATATTTAGCGTCTTCTATATATGATATATCTTGAGATTGACCAAAAGTTGGAACAAAGTATTTGGCTATAGATGCTCCACGATATACCTTATTACCTCTACTATCTTGATAAGGGAAACCTACAGCAAGTACGTTAAGCCCCCATCTCTAACCATAACCTACATATGGCACAGTATCTTGCTGCAATACTCTACCATCTATCTGAGTAATGTAATCCGCCGCAGCAAATATACTACGACTTACACTATTACCAATAGTATTACCATTTACATAGTTATCTTTAAAATCATCAAACTTGCTATCATTTACTTTACCACCTACAAATGGAGAATAGTATGAGCCTATACCATCTAAGTATACACTTCCTTCAAACAGTTTAGTTGCATCATCACCCTGTACACATATCTCTGGAGATACGAGGCGTATATAATCATTTGCCCTCATAGTAAGAGAGAAATTACCAACGTCTTCAGCTGTACCTGTTGATATTGCTAGCTGTTCACCAATTAAACTGCAAAAGAAAGGTGTAGGTCTCATCTCTAAACTACTATCTAGTTCAGAACCCTATCCTACATATTTGTCCTACTCTTGAATTCTATACTCATATACGTAACTACCTACTGTTTGCATAACTACAGTTCTATCACGTTCGGTTCTATCACAACGAACTATCTCATAACTTACTGCACCTACAGGCATCTTCTTTACTTTGAATTCTACACCTAGAGCATTACCTATAAGAGTATTGTTTTCATATCTAAACGGAGGCATTTGTGAAGCATGAGGCATTCTAATATCGCCTATCCAGAGTACAGGAGAAGCTACAGATTTATCATTATAGAATATTATACCAAATCTATATATTTCATCTCTCTGATAGCCTCTATAATTAGCAGCTATATATGGATCAGCATAATTGGGTATATATGGATTATTCTTCTATTCTTCAGTAGGCTGTACTATTTCAGGCATTTTATTATCACCCCTGTTTATATACCTAGTATTATTTCTAACAGTAGGCACATCCATACTACAGGATTGATTCAATCTAAACTTATCTTGTTTACTACTTAGATTTATATCTGTAGTTACAAAGGAATACTCTATATTAATGCCGTAACCACCTAATTCACCATCTTTATTGTATATATATGTATTCTAAGAATTAGATGCATCCTTAGTATACTTTACATTGTTGAAAGGATTTATACAATCATGCGTAATAGGAATACGTTTAATAGCTTCATCATCTGTTATAGATATACGAATATTATTACTATCCAGACTAGATAACAGCTATACACTTCCTTCTGAGTTAGCTCTATAAGCTCTAGCATCATAATCGTTACCATCTTCATCTTCTGGTATCCAAGTATTCTCTGTTACATTAGCTGCAAATAATCTATTTTGCATTTTAGCAAGAGTCTACGCTATAAACTGATAACCAGTCATAGCATTGAATTCTTCTACAGATATATCACTTAAAGTAGCTCCATAATCTACATACTGTATACTTGTTTGACCATCTGGTATATCTATCTCATCCACTATACTAATAGTAGGAGTAGCGTTATTCTGTTCATAAAATATACGAATTACTCTTAACTTATTAAAGTCCTAAAGAGATAATTCAGTAGATAACATTACTGATTTATTTGATGACTTATTTAAACCAGTACCTTTATATTCAGAACTACCTTGGCTAGTTACACTATTTGTTAAGTGAATTAGCTCACTCATTGGAGAAGTAACTGTTTCAGTACCATGCACATTGAATAATTGATAACAATATGTTACCATTCCAGCTTTAAGGTTACCTTCAGATAACCAACGGAATTTAAACGGCAATAAACTTACTACTGGAGTTATTTCTAATGAACCAGGATTGATTATGTTACCATTCTCATCTATAAGATTAGAATTGTCTATATAATCATTACTCATTATATTAACAATCTTAATAGGACTGTTTCCATCAGTAAAGTATATCTTTATATTAGTATCTGATTCATAGTTACCTACAATACTTAGTGTGGGATTCTTAGATAAATCTTCACACAACCCTAGAGCTCCTTTACATACTAATTTGATTTGAGGCATATTACTATCAAACCCCATTAATCTGTATATCTTATTAATGTTATCAGATGTTTTAGTTATTACTACCGCAATATCATTTATAGTAGTAGTACCTATTATCGTCTCATCTTTAGGTATAATAGTATCATATTTTCTAGGGTTCTCTATACTTTGTAATACTCCTGTAGTTCCTCCATCATTAGTGATAACACGAACATCCTCAGCATATCTATACTGAGTATCCGGTATCAAATTTACGTCCTAGTCCATATTAAGACCTTGCGTAAATGTATTAACTTGTGCAGTATTACTTATCATATCAATCTTAATGCGCTATCTTGGTTATATAATATCTGTTCTTCGCCACTAGTACTGAAGAAAGTATCGTGATCATTCATCTCTGGGTATAGTTTGTGCCAGGTATTCTTTACATTCTCTAAATCATCTACAGTAGGCATCATAGCTTCAGCATATGCTTGCTTACGATAGAAGTTATAAGAGTTACGTATATCATAATAATCTCCCTGACTTATTTGACCTTTTAACTTTTTAGGATACATTAACTTCATAGTAACATACCAGTATATTGCTTCCTTATAAGACTCTAGATCTGGTATCATGGGCATACTATCTTCATCAGTATATATAGCATAATAAGATACCTTAATATATCCTCTAGGTACATTAGTCATTATATAACCAGGTTTAGTCATATACTATAAATCGTAACTATACATAGTACCATCTTTGTGACCTATTCTATTACCTAGATATCTACCGTTTGCTGTAGGCACAGTATTCTAGTTTATTAATGCACTTAATGTTTCTCTAAGGTTATTATCCTCATTTAACTTGTCTAATGCTTCTCTATCATTAGTAAGATTAAACATATTCTTAACCAATGGAAACATAGCTGCATCCTGTACTAACATACAAGCTTTACTACAACATTGATTGTCATGTGATACACCGAAACTAGATGTAGCTTTTCTCATAGGTAACCATCCTCCGTTACAACAATATGAGTATGCTACCTAATCTAATTTATATAAATCACATGGTAACGATACTTGATGGCATTCTATTGGAAGTGTTTCTACTTTATGTTCAAACTACTATATAGCTCCTATCTTAAGAATAGCTTCCATTATCCATTCTCTGATATCCGTAATACGGATCTCATCTTCTCTAAGATCGAGATCAGCTATTACTTTAGCTACTACAGAAGCTGAACTAATCATACGATTATTTATCATAATTCTGGGTAATCTTTTATTTTATTGAATATTATTTGAGCTAAATCTCTTTTATTCTATCTTGAAGCTATAAACTAATATTTAGTTTTATTAGTAAGTAAACTGTCTTTTTTTGACCAAAAGAATCTATACTTATAATAATTACTATGATCATTAAGTAAGTACACTGGTTTACCTGTTTCTTTCGTAGCCTTCCAATCCCATCTAAGACTTTTACCTGTAAATTCCTTTGGCTAATGTTTAATAATTTGTAAAGTACCTAATCTACATGGAAACTTAAACTCTTTACAGTTGTACATTACTTCATCTCTAATGTACTAAAAATAGTCATTAATAATGTTCTTATATGTCTATAAGTCAATATCATATGGTGTATTAGGTTCTATGTACTATTTATAGCTTTCATAGAAATCAGTAGTAGTATAACTCTTTCTCTAATATTTCATATATTAATTATTTATTACTAACTCTGTTCTATGTATCATCATGCGCATCATTGGTATCATCACTAGGCATAGTAATCATAAAACGTAATTCTCTCTCTAATATCATCTATGTAATAGTTGGTATCATTGCAGACGGTATAGGAAACTCGTTGTCTGGATCAAAGCAAGCATTAAGTTCTGTAGGATCTTCAGCTATTACATCTACACTGATATACTCTAGCTGATTAGAATCTCCATCTACGTATATTCTATTGTTTTTAACCCATGCAATATAGTCTTTACATGTAGCTTTTCTATACTTCTATAATTTAGCTTTAGTACGACTGCCTATCTAAATTATATTACCAAACATATCACGTACATTTATTACTCCAGGTCTATAGTTAAAGTCTATTAACTTAGGGAGTTCTTTATCTCCTACATAAGTAAAGTAACCTGGTACAGTTTCTTCACGGTCTAAATGGATAGGTTCTATAGTAGTAAGATAAGCTTCGCTTACATCGTGCCCTTTATCGATCTACTATTTTATCAACATAGCCCTATACCCTATAATCCATTTTTCAATCTGTGCCCTACTTAAGTGCTCAGACTCTGCAATATTATTATTGCGAGCAATAAGTAAGACATTATCAATTAATTGATTAAGTGTCATAATATATTATTTTAATAACGTTATAAGGCATATAACGCATTTTAAGGCTGTTATAGACACTTTCTATTATTAGCAATACAATCCTTTAATTTAAGTAATAGCGGTCTTAAAAAGGCTTAAAATAAAAAAGGTTGATCTTATTGACCAACCTTATCCATAGCATTCTTCATATCCTAAGGGAGCATTTCCTTCATAGGTGGTGGTACCATCTAATTAGCTTTCCTTATTATATTCTTCAACTCACTGACTTCTTTCTATAGTTCTAATATTTTATCGTTCTCTCTAGCTGGTTCATTATCTACTCCCAGCTTATCTAATAATACTTGGCACTTAGCCATTTCTTCATCGCATTTAGCTATTGCCTCTTTCCTCTTCTACCACCTCTACGGAATAAGCCAATACGTTCAAATTCGTCGTCATCATCTTCTTCGTATTTATCACGCTTTTCAACTTCTTCCTCATAGCATTCCATCTCAGCTTGTCTGATCTTATCACACATAACATAAATATAGTAATACCACATCTTACCTTCATCAATGTCTTTATCATTGATCCAAGCTTTTGCCAATTCAACAAAATGCTTAGTGCTATTAGAATTAGTCATACTTATAATTACTTTATAGTAATCAGAATAAACCATGTTAAGTGCTACGAACCAATCATAACGGTTAAATCTGCTACCCAGATTTATTCCGTACTGACTGGCTAATGCGGTAGTTTCTTCTACAGACCAATGCGGTCCACGAGTACCATCCTCATTTTCCATTTTACTTACAGCTTTACGGGCATGTTCCTCATTGAAGTGAGGACCGTGTTCTGCTTCGTAAGCCTTTACACGAAATATTCTATGCATATTATTATTGATTAATATTATTGAATATATTGATTATCATTTTGGTAACTCAATTACACGAGTATCAGTTACCTTGATTATTGGATTACTGTTAACTATCTGATATTTTTTGGTACGTATACGTTTCCAATCAAAGTGCAAGAACCTAATAAAGCCGTTACGGTACTTATTCTTGTATTCTTTCTTCTCTTCTACAAACAGAATCTATTGATTCTTAATATCTAATGTGGCTTTAAGGATTGAGTCCTTTCTACTAACTATGATAGTGGTTAATGGATTAATTTTAAGTTCTTCGTCAAAATCTATTAGCCTGTGTTTTATAATAGTTCTAACAGAATCTTTAATCTCAGTATTGATTACATTTACATCAGTTAGGTTCTTGTCTTTGATTTTAAGCTTTTTCTAAGCATCCTTAGCTTCTTTTAATAAACTATCATTACTAGTATTTAGTTCTTCTATAGTAAGCTATAGTACTCTGTTTAACTATTCTTTCTAGGATGCTAATTGCTAGTAAGCTCTGACATTGTTAGTTATTCTGTCAATCTCTTTATTCTTCTTTTGTAGCTAATGGTTCTAAACAAAAACAGTCGCAATAAGTAAACTAACTAAACCTACTGCGACTGCTCTGAAATTCCTTGTAAACCAATTAACTAACTAATTCAGTATTGGAATCATCTGGTAATTCTTTATCTAATGATATATCTAAATATTTCTCTCCTTTTGCTTTTATAACCTTCTTGAGGATTTTCCATATCTTCCATTTAGGATATAAGTCGCTAAATGATTCTAGTAACGACCAAAACTCAACTAAGGCTATCATTCCTGCTACTATTTCTACAGCATGCAGGTTAATAGAGGTTACTACCAGCTAATCTATTATTGATGCACTAGTTATTGCTACTGCTGCATCTCTAGTCTTCCATATAGTTTTCCATGCTTTATGTGATTCAATCTTAGGATGCCCATATTTTTTAGAGACTTTATAACCATAGATAGCATCAAGTAGTATCAATATACCGACAGCAGTGATAGGAACCCATACAGGTGCGAATATAGAAAGTAGCCCAGTTATAACAGAAGCTACGCATTTATCCGCACTACTGAACATGTTCTTAAATATTGGCATAGTATGTTCTCCTAATTGTTGGTAATTCATAGATAGTAGCTGATAATAAAAATCAAATAAGCCCTAACAGATTAAAAGGGGAGTAAAATCTGAGAGGGCTCGAAATTCCGTTTGAGATTATAATTATATAACGATAAGGTTTATTTAAGGTTTCTGTTTTGAAAATCTTCTTGCATAAACTAATAGCTCTTTATAGCGTAATATATTCTTTAATAGATTAATACCGTTACTAAATTATTATATCTCTTTGTTGATTAATTAAAACCAGTTTTCTTCAGATTCTATAGAATCCAATTGTTCATAATCCTCATCATTTAACTCTAATGTAGCTGGAGCAGCTGGCAATGCCGGTTCACCATAGAAGGTAATTCGAGCCCCGACATTAGCAAGGGAATGGTCCAACCCATAGTAAGAATCCAAAGAGAACAAACGTGCAAGAGACCCACGGCCGGAGTAACCGCCGATTAGAAGAGTTCTAGGTGTAGCTGTAGCACTAGTCCAGTGATAATCACAATAATAAGTTGTAGCACTAGCTCCATTTCCTACTACAGTTGGGAATAGATCTGCCTAATTATTATTAACGAGTTTTTTTACATATTGACTAGTAATTGTACTTTCTTTAAAGTCTTGTAATTCATAACCTGCTGCAATTAATTGCTCTGCAGTAGGATTAGTTCCTCCTTCAAATGTACCAAACTTAGTATAATCTTTGCAGATATATACACTATTATCAGTACCAGCAACTACTACATCAATTACATTCTTCCACACATGACCAAACGGATTCTCAATACCACGGTATCTAGGAACATTAAACATTTTAGTACCAGTAGATGTACCTTCAGCACTAGTATTAGTATGAGTATATTCAATTATACCAGTACCATTACCTAACGAATTAGTAGTACCACAGGGTACAAATGACCATGTATCAGCACCATTTACCTTTACAGCTCCTGTAGTTACACCTTCACCTAAACCACCTTGATGATAACCTTCTGCAGTTAAATTAGCATTAAATGCTTTCTGGCTATTTAATGTAGCATATTCTACTACGAATAACCAAGTAAGGTCTCTGTGAGCATCATAAGTATAAATATTCCAGTTGTTAGTTCTATTATTGTTTCTAGCCATAGTTTGGAATTCTGTTCTGGTTTTACTTACTATAGGAGCAGCATTACGAACTTGAGTTCTCAATAAATTATTATGACTTGAACTGTCTAGATTTACACTTCCTTCATACGCGCCAATATATTTCTTCTCTACCTTAGTGTAACCAGGAAGATTATACTCACTCATACGAATTTCAACTGTATTATCTGGAGTAGCTACTAATAATCTATAATGTTCTGGAAGCTCTACAAAAACCTCCGGAGAGGTACCTTTACTGTCTTGACTTACAGCAGTACCATCTTCCCACTTAGTCCAGTCATCTGCTTTTAAATACCTCTTAGTATTGTCATCATTGTTAATAGTACATCCTCTCATCTTACTCTGGATAGGAAGTGTTCTGTGCATTTCCATATTACCAGTACGTACACCATCAGGACTAGAGCTATTAGCCAAGTCAAACTTAACTCCATACCACAGTTCATTCTCATTTCTACTAAGCTTACCAATCTCTTCGTCAAGAGTAACAGCAGCACTTATAGCGCTAGGACTATCTGCTAAGTAATTAGTACTTGATAAGTCAGGCATTTCATTAGCTTCAGTTAAACCTACTTTATCATTTACTTTAAGTAAAGTAGTTCTAAGCTCTGTAATATCTTCATTTAATGCATCTTCTAAACTATCAATGTTACCTTGCAACTCTATATCCTTAGCTTTTAATTCGTTTACAGCTGCTTCTCTAGCAGTCTTCTCATCATTAATAGCATCGGGAAGAGTCTCGTTGATAGCTAACTTTTCAGCACCAGTCATTAAACCAGCAACAGTATTAGTAGCAGGAGTAATAGTAATATCAGCTAAAGTAGATTCTACATATCTACCATCACTCTTCTCTACTCCAGTAAGACTGATAGTAATGTTATTAACATCTGTTTGATCTAATTGGAATGTACTCAGCAAGTTATCAGGCATAGAACCAACTATATTCTCCATAGCTTTACCCTTACCACCATCATAAGCAGTACCAGTGATATCACCAATGATAATAGCATTAGAGTCGATGTGTACCCATTGTGAACCAGACCATCTAAACTGATAACTTACTTCACCAGGAGTTACATTGACATATATTTTATCTCTCTCGCCTACTATAGTAGTTTCATGTTCAGCATCCGCATATAACTGTATATTCTGAAGTACTCCAGTAGGAGATACAGTGTAAGTAGCATATGCGTCCATTACATCATCAACGTATGAAGGTAACTGGCTAGCAGGTACTTTACCATTGCCATCAAGTTCAGCAAGACCATTAGGTTGACCCTTTAATGCTTTGAAGTCTTGTAAGTCTTCATTTACATCATCAATCTTAGTATCCAGTCTATCTACTTGAGCTTTTACAGCAGCATCACCTTTATTAATAGCATCTACTATACTACTGCCTTTAAAATAGTTATTACTACTATTATCAGGTAAAGATATAATATCACTATTCTTATCATAGTTTAAACCAACAGATTGTACAATCTCTTTAATATGAGTCCATTGGTCTACATTAGCATCTCTGTTTAACGGTATCCACTTCTTAAGATCAGGACTATATGACTTAATAACATTACCAGTACTGTCTGTTGCTAAGTCAATCCAGTAAGAAACCTCTTTAGGATTTGGAGCATACTTAGATGCTATGAAATTAGGATTTTCTTGTTTAACCATATTTGCAAATATTTAATAATTAAATAATCTCCTGTTCTGGAGTATCGTATTCTTTCTATCTCGTATATTCATCATTGAAATATACAATATTGTTTTCATTATGTTATTGGATTTAATGCTACAACTTGACCAGCTTCAGTCTTATCAAAGTAATTAACTACAGCAAATTCCTCATCTGCTGCCTAACCGTCTCTACTGCTTACATAACTCCTAATAAACTGCTGACCTCTCTTTTCACTATTACCTGCTACATATCCATATCTGAATGCAGTACTTATACTATCGTTGTATATAGTTCCATTCTCATTCATAGCAATTACTTTAACCTACCCTTCTTCAGTCATAGTGTTAGTATTAATACATTTAGAACTAGCCTACGGAATTATAACCCCATTTATGTTTGTTTGCTAGTTCCATACTTTATACTACTTATCATCTACTGTAATATAGCCATTAACAGAAGGTACTAAATGACCTTTATACTAAAGATCTCTTTGTATAATTAGATTAGGCATACCTTCTACACTGTCATCTACAGGATTAACTTTATACCACCTGTCATTGTATTTAACAGCTTCTCCAACCCATACTTTATTAGGCATACCTTCTTCGGACACCCAACCATCTTTATCAGCGAATACAAATGATTGAGTAGGTACTCCCATGTCAGCACCACTCATCCGATAGGCTTTCACTATTACTCCTCCTTTGTAGGCAGTACATTCAACAGTTACAATACCATCTTCTTTTGTACCATACCAGTTTCCTCTAAGTTGTACAATTAACTATTCTGGCATAGTTAAACTAGGGTCATTAGTATATACATCTTGAATAGATTTAATGTCTAACATTACACATTCTGCTCCAGATTGAGTATTATCACCTCCCCAGTATAGAAACGGTTGAGTTCTATCCTCAGATGAACCCCAACTCCACCCTACTACTTCATTAGGTATACCTGGAGCATTAGTAATATTAGTACCAGTATCAAAGTCTCTACCGTTAGACGTACTCCATATGAATCTTAACTATATACTATTGAAATCATAAAAGTAAGCTACATCATCTCTAGTAGGCCATATGTGACTCTGACCATCAAATACATCAGATATATTAGTATTGCCTACAGTTCTCTTTTGTAGGGGAACTGCTCGTCCCCCTGCTATACCTAACTCTAACATTATGCGCTCTCCTCATCAATAATATTATAAGTCATACCTGCTACTTTAGTAAGCTAATTATATTCAGCTTCAGTACCAGTCCATATAGGTAATGATATCTTACCACTGTTAGCACTAGGTAATGCTAAAGTAACACCAGTACCTTTATTCATAGCTTGCTGTACTGGATCTAATACTGATATCTTATTCTCACTAATCAGTTTATTTATTAACTGAGTGATATATTCCTCATCAAGTAATTCACCTACATTACCAAGGTTATTTTCAATATTAACGATTTTCTCATTAATACTGGTTATACTTTGTTCAATATCACCTATACTAGATTCTAGATTACTAATCTTATTATTGATAGTAGTTATCTTACTATCTAAGTTATTTATCTTATTAGTAAGTTCAGATATACTTTGATTAACTTCATTTTTGAAATCACCTATTGAAGATTCTATAGTAGTATCTATGTAGTTCTTAAGTCTATCATCACTAACTACTAAATCAACAATCTAGTTAATAGGAGCTTTAAAGTTCTAATCCTTCTCTGCTATTACCATGTATTCGTTTCCTTCTAGTATACGCTTAGGATCCAGCTCCAATATCTTTATACCGTCACATTTATTCATAACTATTACTCTTTAAAGAACCCACTAGGAGCACTCACTTTATTAAATACAACACTATCAGTAGTAGCTAATGACAATTGAGCTCTAGTAACTACATGAGGATTATCCCTTCTAGCAGCATGAGTATCAATAGCATTCTATGCATTAGTAATTAATTGTTTAAGTTCATTAATCTGAGATTGCAGATTATTATCTGCATTAGTTCTATTCTCAATCTCTTGATTAATTAATTCAGTAAGGTCAGCAACTTTACCATCTACATAAGTCTTGAGTTCATTTTTAGCTTTAACGATTTCACTATTTATATAGCTTCTTAAATCACTAATTTGCTGATCAATCTTACTATCTAACTCTTGTATATTCTGAGTTAATTCAGTAATCTTTTGTTGAATAGAAGTTAAGTCACCACCTACTATATTAGTTATATCTTGACGTATCTCTTCAATACTAGAATTAATATTAGTAATATCTTGATTTATATCATCAATGTTATTATTGATATCTGTAATATCCTACTTAATACCATTAATTTCATTTCTAATATTACTAATCTAAGTAGTTAATTCTTCTACTTTCTGATTAACGTACTACCACAGTTTATTAACTTCCTCTTTCAGTTCATCTTTAAATTCAGCTAATTCATTTCTGATTTCAGTTATAGAATCATTAATAAACTGTTCTATCTAGTCAAGAGCTCTATTAATATAATCAATGATAGCATCTACTTGCTTATCATTCAGATCTAGCATCTCCCATGTATTAGTATCATTACGATAGTATCTAATACAACCACCATAGTAATTAGATGTAACGTCAATCCAATAATCTACTTCTAGAGGATTAGGCTACGTATCTGATGCTCTAAATCTAACTATCTCTCTCTGTAACATATATTATGCTTTAAATGTTGTTATTTTATCTTCAGTGCCATCATCATAACAATCTAAGTGACACCATGACACTCCCTCCTCTAAACGTACTTTATATGGTAACAATAAAGGTTTAGCCTTTATTATATCTCTTATTTCTTCTGCAGTCTTACCTTCACAGTTAAAGTCAATAGCATTACCTGTAACATGAGCTGATACATATACACCTTTCTTACTCTTAACTAAAGGACATATATTACAACGCATACCTCTCTAGTTCATAGTACTAGTATTAATAGTCATAGGCATACGTAGTATATCTGTACGCAGACACAGTAGTACATGCAATAACTGAGTACTTAAGAACATCCATGATTGTTCTCCAAATCTACTATATATGTGATTACATACTAATTCCTTTACGTTAAAGTAAGGTTTAAGCTGTTTAATTATTTCTTCTCTCGGCATCATTGTTATTTGCAATTAGAGCCTCACCAACTAGATTGGCTGCTACGTTCATACCAAATTGTTTAGTATCATTATCTATCTCACTTACCTTCACGTTGATTTGAAGGAGCAGAAGATATATCTGCTCCAACAATTCTCTATCTGTCATATGTGCTAAGTATGGATTCATCAT